CTGTTTGCAGTTTTGTTGCAGTTGCAGCATTGCCGGTAGTGCTCTGATTGCCTGTTTTATTCACACCCGGCAGGTCGATATTAGCACTACCATCAAATGACACCCCGCCGATTGTGCGTACTGTTTGCAGTTTTGTTGCAGTTGCAGCATTGCCGGTAGTGCTCTGATTGCCTGTTTTATTCACACCCGGCAGGTCGATATTAGCACTACCATCAAATGACACCCCGCCGATTGTGCGTACTGTTTGCAGTTTTGTGGCGGTGGATGCATTACCTGTCAAAGATCCACTAAGAGCCACGGCACTAAGAGACTTAACACTTACATCCTGACCCCATCCGGAAACAACAACCTGACTCCACGCTGCCCAGCTTCCATTAACAACAAAGCGAACGTATATACGTTTTGTGTCGTTGCTGATCAGCGTTTGCATGTTCGCATAATCCGAAGCAGAAACTTTGCGAGTCGACTCTACACGGAGCAAAAAGTTACCGGTTACGCCGTCAGGCTTGTTGGTAATATTTGCACCACCTCCAGAGGTTGGACAATAATAATATTTAATTGCCCCGACATCTGACCTGATGGTCAGGTTGTTAAGATCAACCGTCTGGCCGCCAATGTCTTCCGGATCGATGGCTCCTGCTATCCCGGCACTGAATGTAGCAGCGGCTGAAAACGCTGTCTTACCTTTGAAAGTCTGTTGAGAACTCCAGGTATTAGCTGTGCTCAACAGGGGGATCTTTTCGCCGCTGGTTCCGATTTCTCTTAAACCAAGGTATTGGATAACAGCCAGTGTGCTTGTTTTAGCCAGGATATCGCGACCGACTGACGTTAAATCAGTCTGGGAAACAGTGTCTGTACCGGTAAAGTACGGCAATTTATTTGCGCCTGTCGCAAGACCAGCAAGCGCGGTTAAAGTTGCATCCAGAGGCTGTTTGCCTGCCAGCGCATTTGTCATTGTTGTCGCAAAGTTCGGGTCATTGCCCAGTGCTGCTGCAAGCTCATTCAGGGTATCAAGAGCTTCAGGTGATGAGCCGACCAATGCAGAGATAGCCGCTCTTACATAAGCGGTCGTAGCAATCTGCGTGTTATTCGTACCCTGTGCAGCGGTAGGCGCAGTAGGTATTCCCGTTAATGCAGGACTTGCTAAAGGAGCTTTAAGAGCCAGAGCATTGTTGATAGTTGTGCTGAAATTCGGGTCGTTATTGATCGCAGCAGCTATTTCTTTAAGCGTATCCAGTGTGCCAGGTGCACCGTTGATAAGTGCCGTTATAGCTGCCTTAACAAAGGCTGTATTTGCGATCTGCGTGCTGTTTGTACCTTGCGCTGCCGTCGGCGCGGTTGGCGTTCCTGTCAGACTCGGGCTTTCTATTGGCGCTTTGGTATCAGCCAGCTCTTTTACAGACTTAACGGCTTTAGGGGTAGCCGCCATTGTTTCGCTGTCGCTGTTAGTTGCGCTACTGAGCTGAACTAATCCCTTTTGTGTTGTGCTTGCATCCTGCGCCGTATACTTGCTTTTAGCCAGATCGTAGGCTTTTTTAACCGCCAGCGAACTTGCAGCGACATCACTTCTGGTACTGGTTACAGAGTCGGAAATTTCAATGCCTATCGTGAGATCGATGCGGTCGGATACATCTATCATTTCCTTAGTAATAGCAGATACGCCAGCAGGGATATTCACCGTACAAACAAGCAGTTCCCCATCTCCTAACTGATATGAATCGGTGTAGGTTCTGGCAACAAATTCAGCCGCATGAATATGTGACGCGGTATTAACCTGATAAGAATCTTCTCCAAGGAGGTATCTTCCCTTCAGCACAATTGCATATTTCTTACCTGCGCTAAGTGCAAGAGAAATATCCTTACGCTGCTGAATAGTTACCTGGTAGAATTCACCAATATTCACTGACGCCGCGCCAGCGGTTTTATCACCATCCACTGAGGTGATTAACAGGTTCATCCCACCGCCAGGCTTAGGAAAAAAACCGGCATAAAATCCAGGGTCAACAATTCCCCTGAATTTTCGGTTTAGCGCGGCTGACAGATATGGTTCGTGGTATTGCACATCAGCCACCAGAGCCAACGACTCGGGTGATGGGTAAGTAACCGATGTGACAACTGTAACGTCATTCATCAAGCATATCCTTATGCTGTAGTCGTGTTTATGGCCATAACTGCGGTATATGTTTTGCCCACATACAGCGAGTCTTCCTGGACACAAATAATGGCGATTGGCTTGTTCTCGTTATCCAGAACAACCAGAGTGTTGAATGGGTAGTTTTTCCCTTTCTGCAACTGGCTTTGATCAAGGTCCATTCGGACAGTAATTATCCCGCCTGAGTAGGTTGGGACGAGGTTGATGGTGCAAAATTTACTGGTCAGTTCTGCCAGCTCGAAAGCCTTTGGCAGTTCTCCAATCTCATAAGTGCCATCTCCTTTCTTAGTAACCAGTGAACTGGTACCGAAAACGGCCTTGCTGATTAAAAATCGAGAGCCTTTGTTAATGGACGATTCAGCGCGCCGCTGATAGTAATAGTCCAACAACTGACTCTTATAGAGGTTTGTTGAGACGTCAGACATGATTTTCCCTAATCAATGTTGTGAAGCCTCATTGTAAGAGAAGTAACTTGTCACCCCGCCCTGCGGACGGGGTGATTGTCAGGCGTCGCTATCCAGCAACAAATCATCTGCGCGTGTGCGATCAAACGTAGGTGTTGCTTTCACAATAGTGCCACCAGGCGTTGCGGTGATCGGGGCGCTAATCGACGTAACTCCAGTAAGCGAAGTTGTATCCGAAGTTTCAAACCAGCAGTACGCTTTTTCGGTATCAGAAATCTCGTTCAAAGTGATCATGTCGGCCTGTTCATTCACAACAACCGACAAATAGAGCGTAAGCCCATCAAACACTATATGCAGTGGCAGTAGAGGCTTTACGAACTGATTAAACTTTCTGAGAATTTCTTCTGTAATTGCGGACTGATCTATCGTGCCAGTAATACCCATTGTCCGGGCCAGGTCGTTTATGGGAATACTGATCATCCCTCTGGAAGTCAGAAACATCTCGCCGAATGTGCCGCCGGTAGTTTCCAGTGTGCTTTCTGGTATTAGAACTGTGCCATAGGGATGACGTTCAAGGTCCACCGGTGCATATATCGGATCCCATAAAACAGAAATACCATTAAATTCGCGGTAAATTGTCTGGTTTATAGGGCGTTCAGTCCCCTTAAAGTGAATCTCATCAAGCCGCTGTTGTAACAACATCGGAACGGAAGATGAGTTTGAGGTTCTGATAGTAAAGAACTGGCCAAGTTCATTTGTCCTGGTCTCCAGATCCTCCTTGCTCATGGAAAAAATAGACTTCCGGTTGGTAATTCGCTCCAACCATGGGTCAACAAAGGTGTCCATCATTGACTGAACCAAATCAGCCAATGATTTATAGAGCAATGACTTTTGCTTAGCTGATGTAAGCCGATTATTAAACCAGGAACGTTGCATCACTCCTCCTCATACGAAATATTAAAGGTGGAGTTTTCTGTATCCAGATAAACGAAATCGTAAAAGCCGTTGGACTCATTCCACTCGACAAATTCCAGATAAAAGTCGCGGAAATAACCCAGCGTTTCGATAAATGCCCAAACGTCTTTTTTCTTGATCAGGATGTACTTGCCGACACCGTTCGGATCAAAGAAATTTGAGTCGCGCCCAAATTTTGTTTCCAGTGCCGACTTCAACTCATCAGTCACGTTCTCAATAGTCAGGCTTGCCGATATCCGCCCGGTGATGGTTATCTTAAATGGTAGTTTTCTGACCTCTTTATAAGAGAATTTCTTGTTCAGTTCATTCGGTACCTTCTTAAAGGCAGTCAGGATCATTTCTTCAAGCTCTGACTGGCTTTTATTTGGATGCCATCCTGAAATAAATATCTTATTGATATTCTGAACATTATAAGCACCATCTAATTTCTCTTGCTGGCCTTCGCCCCATGCCTTTACCCAGGACAGCCCCGGGATGTTACGAACCAGAAAATACGTATAGTCCCCGCCCCATACGACCTGATCATCATAGGCAAGGTAATATTGTGCACGGTTACGTGTGATCTCCGTTGTTTCAGCATCGGTACCTGCGGTTATAGGTGTCGTTGTCTTAACTGAAATCAAATTAGCTAAATTAGCCGCAGAATCGACAGGCGTCAGGTTTTGGCCAGCAACCAGGGTTATATCGCCGTTGGTGCACCATACCTTAAGCGTAATTGTCGAACCTTCTGGCGGTATTTGCCCAATTAGCCCATCGCCGAATCGAACCCCCAACTGCTCGGATGGTTTATAAAACTCAACGTAGACCTGGCTTTTACTACCGGCTAACCGGAACATAGTGCTGGAAGACCACTGCGTGGTCTTACCATCGGTCGTCACGAATACTTCCAGCTTATAGCAGACAGCAGTAAGAGCCTTTGATAACACGACTTCCAGAAATTCTTTGGCTGCCGTAACGGTATATGTCACCTCCTGGATTTCCAACTGTGCCACTTCTACCGTACCGGTGCCGTCAACCAACCTGCATACATCCATAGTCATGTAAGGGTACTGGTCGTCAGATATTAAAGGCATGTTTTTGGGGATTACCGCTGGGGCATCTTCACTTGTGGCGGTGATCTCAATCATCCCCGATGACGGTGTTGGCTTGGTACCAACGTAACTATTCGTTTCTGCCGCTGCCAGGATAGAGGAACGCCGCGTCGCGGTCGATATAAAGCCTTCAGCCAGCGCCGCATCGGCATACTGAAAGCACCTGTAGACAATCTGGGTAATAAACAATGTCAGCATCGAGACAAATTGAGAGCCGACAAACTTCGACCAGAATGAATCTTTCTCGACAAGCTCTTCAAACTCTGCACGAATACTGTCTTTAGTCGGTGTTGTTTTACTCATAGCACCACGTCCTGTGTGATAGTTATATCCCTGATACGAATGGATATTTTCAACTTATCAAAAGCATCTCCCTCGGCTACTGACAAGCCAGAAATCGGTATGTCAGGTAAATCTACCGTCAGTTTTTGCAACAGCATTGCCTCAACCGCAATTTGAACATGCGACAAGTTGGTCGGTTCGTGTTTAAACTGCGGTAAAACATTGCCCCATGACGGATCTCCGTATACCTCACCCTGATAAGTGTTTAGCCACTCATATAAACGAGCGCCCCAGGCCTCCTCCTGGGACTCATACGTTTTTACGCCGGATAACTCCAGCGTCAGCAAAGGATCAATTTCGTTATTGTTGGCCATCAATCAACTCTCGCGTAGTCATTCATCAACGGATCATCAATTGACAGTGGTACCGTGCGCATAACGCCCGGCTGAGGCGTGCTGACCTTTACGACAGTTCCCTGGCCTTTCGCCGAGTCTTTGGTGTGCTCTTCAATCCTGGCAAGCAATGAGGTCATCTGCGCAAACAGCCGCTTCGTTTCACCATCAAGTGAAACGGTATTATCAGCCAACTGCATTGTCGGCTTGGCACCGGAACCGCCAAGGTCACTAATAACCTGCCCGTCTATCTGCATACGACCGGTTGGTTGCTGCAAATCGTTGGCGGCAGTCGTCACCTTGGACGTGGAGGCTGGTTCAGGCGCATTATTTTTCCGCATCCCCGGCGAGTTGCGGAGTTTATCGAATAGTCCATCAATCCCCATTTGTGCGCCGAGTTGGTCAAAGTAACTTGAGTTGCTGGCCACCGGACGCGCCTCTTCAACTGGCATCGGAGTATCAACATACACATTGCCAGCTGCTGTTGCGGTCCCCTTCCCTCGTGCACGTTCTTCGAGCGTTCCCTGAACGACTTCCCGACGCATACCCCGGCCATTCATGAATTTGTTGACCAGATCGTTAACGCCAACAGCATTGCCGATTTTGTCTACCAGACCGCCTTTCTCAAACGGGCTATCACCAGGGGTAAACGCCAGGCCAGTAGACTGATCGATAACAGCGTTATCAGGCAGTGGTCCCCTCACTCCATATTGCGCCCCACCCTGTGCTCCTGCTCCAGGTGTATAGATTTCACCACCTAAATAGCGAGCACGATGAGTATTGACCTTGATCGCGTACTCACGGTTTTCTTTCGATAAGTCACCTGTGCCTTTTTTCCACTTATTGATAGTGCCAAACCCAGCGTTATATGCAGTGATGGCCTCGTTTAAGTCTCCATTGGCTTGCTTCAGATACTTGCTCATGAGAAGAGCCGCAGCTTCTGCCGATTTCACAGGATCAAACGATTCACCTTCAGCTAAGCCAGTCTCTTCACGAGCAATCCCCGTGAACTGAAACATTCCCAGAGCACCGGTTTGGGATTTTGCATACGGATTACCACCAGATTCAGTTGCAGCAATCGCGTAAAGAGTGCCTTCTGGAAGACCATATTTATTCTCTAGTTCAGCAAAATACGGAGCCAACTTATCGAGATTTGCCTTACCTTCAGATCCAAGACTTCCGACTTTTACATCCAAGCGGCCATTGTTGTAGGTATCCGCAGCTTTCTGAATGTCATTCCTGGTGCCAGTGGTATTAAGCGACGATGATGACGAGCTATTTTGACCAATAGCTTTATCAATTTTCTGCAACGCGCTATTGCCCGTTTCTACGGCATTTGCATTGATAATCTGATTCGCAGTTTCTTTAACTGTTTTATTGCTATCTTTCGCCGTGTCCAGTGCCGCATTTATCACGCGGGTAACAATATTAGTCTGTTTGGCATCGGATTCAGTTTTAGAATCAGATGTCTCCTGGTGGCTATTAACCGGAGCTTTTAACTCTGGAGTGATTTCTTTCGCATTAGCCTCGCTATTAACCGGAGCTTTTAACTCTGGAGCGATTTCTTTCGCATTAGCCTCGCTATTAACCGGAGCTTTTAACTCTGGAGTGATTTCTTTCGCATTAGCCTCGCCGATCGGATTGGGTATTTTTGATACAATCATTGCCGCAGGGGTATTTTTAACGGCATCAACCGCTGCATCTAATGCTTTACCAGGTAAATTTTTAACCCCATCCCAAATATTACCAGCCGCCTCTTTAATGTGTTTCCCCGGGTTCTTAATGAAATCAATTGCACTATCAATTGCATCACTGAAAACCTGTTTCAGGTTATCAACAGTAAAGAAGTCTTTGATGGCATCCAGCTTTTCAAGCAGCTTATTAGATGTATCGCTAAACCATGCTGAAACAGCATCACCAATCTTTGCTGTGTAATCTTCGAACTTGGTAGAAATGGTGTCGCCAAGGTTAGAAATATATGTTTCTAAGTTGGTAATCCCACTATCAATGGCCTGGGCAATACTTTCCGTCGAAAATGATTGCAACATATTGCCGATATCCTCAAATCCAAGTGATTTGAGAACCTCACCAATGGCGCTGCTAATACCAGATACCAGTCCCCCCATATCAAGAACATTGGCTAACGTATAAGCGGCTTTTTGCTGGAATGATGGATCTTGTCCTGATTTAAGCCCAAACGCTCGACGTTGCGCTTCTGTATCATTCCAACCGGTTACCGCATCATAAATACCTCCAGCCACTGTGCCGACTAAGGGAATTGCGCGTAACGCCCCTTTACCAACTGCCTTTAATCCAAGTTTACCTGCTGCCCGGGCAGCCAAATCTCCACCTTCATAGGCGATAGTCTTCTTGCCACCACCGCGTAGCATTCCTACAAGTTTCTTTGCCCCCAGAGCGCCAAAAGCGAGTGCTCCAGCTTTTTTCAGCATGCCACGCCCCATTAACAACGACGCGACGCCACCGGCCCCCTTCCCTAACAGGCTAAATAGTTTGGACAGCAAGCCGCCCTTCTTTTTCCCGGTGTTTTTGGCTATCTGATCAAGGGCGCTGAGAATCTTGTCATTGCCCTCTTTAATTTCGCTGGTCTGCTCCTGAAGTTCCTGAACTGTCCGTTTTTGGGTGTTAACCTGAACGACATCGGCACTATTTTGCGATTTACGCCTAAAAAAACCTTTTCTACGGCTGTTATCGTCATTGCCACGAATCACATCGGCAATAGACTTTCTGGCACCATTAAGCGATCCACCAACTTCTTTTGATATCCCGCCAAGCTCCTTCCCTGCTGCCCACAATGGACCAGCAACGGCATAACCTAACGCATCAACGGCACGAGTCTCTGAAGGGTTACCTATGCCTTCAGCTACTTTTGACAGTTTTTTTAATAAACCTGATTCAGCATTTAGACGCTCATCATCCTCTTTGCGCCTGGCCTTTTCAGCACGTTCAGCACGGGCATCTTCCGCTGCGGCCTTACTCCCTGACTTTCCAATAAAACGACCACGCGCATCGCGTTGGTTTTGGCTTTTTTGCGCACCGCCTTTTTGATCGAACATTTCGCGAGCGTGTTCGGCTGCTTCGGTCCGTTGTGCCTTTATATCCTCTGGTATAGCCTTCCTGCGTCGTTTTTTACCCTTTGGTGTAGTTGATTTGGCCTGCTGTTCCTGTTGAGCAATGCCCTCCTGAACTACACGAGAAACGTCCCCTAAATTAAGCCGTTTCATTGCGTCAACAATAGGGTCTACTGATGGCGCATTGGCCACAAAGTCTGGCCGGGAATTTTCGATTGTTCGATTTAATGCCGACACACTGCGAGATACTGGGTCAACCGTTGCAACGCGTTCCCCTTTCAAATCACGAGCGAGTTTGACCGTTTCTAACCGCTGTGCTTTAACATCCTCTGTTATTGCCTCTCTTCGTCTATTTGGGGGATTGTGCGCTGTTGGTGCAGCCTGCTGTGCACGGTTAGTGACTTTGTCCTCCCGTATACGAGAAACGTCCCCTAAATTAAGCCGTTTTATTGCGTCAACAATAGGGTCCACTGATGGCGCATTGGTCACAAAGTCAGGACGTGAATTTTCGATTGTGCGATTTAATGCCGACACACTGCGAGAGACAGGATCAACAGTTGCAACTCGTTCCCCTTTCAAATCTTCAACAGCTTCCCGAATACCTGCAAGCTCTTCCAGCTCTTTCGCGCTGGCGGTTTCAACTGTCCTTATAACATCGTCAATATTGGCGTTTTTTCTTTCCATGATCTTATCGCCTACCGTTTCGGTTTAAGTTTTTCTTCCAGTTTCTCCAACAGGAAAAACGCATAGGATTCAGTAAGCCTTTCAGCGTCCTGAATCGGTATACCCCCATACAAAACCAGGTTGGACACTAAGGTCTGATAGCTTTTCAATCCCCACCTGTGGAATGAAGTCGGTAGCCCGAAAGGGCACCCACAGACGGGTATATGCACCCTCTGTGGACTCCTTTTTATCCTGATTTGGGCATTTATGCGGCGGGAGACGAAGACGCATTTCACCTTTATCGATGTAGCACGGTAAACCATGTTCGAGCTTTTCATGAGCCAGTCGGATGTGTGCCGCCAGCTTCATAAATTCAGTATCAATGGCCATCCGTTTAATCGTTTCATAACGACGCTCAGCCTGATCTTCACGAGTACCGCTAACATCGTTATAAAGCTCACACTGATAAGCGAATTCCCAAAAACGCAAATCAACGATCGCTTCTTTGAATTCCGCGTCGTCTTCAGGTGGCAATGCTGCACGGCGCATCTCCAGCATTTCCATTGCCCAACCATCAAGCGGCACGATACGCCATTGATAAGGTACTCCCTCTACAGACACCTCAATATCGTCAATGAAAGGTTCCACTTCCAGGACCTGGATATCTTCAGCCAGAGCATTCATATCGCAATCGTAATAATGCTCTTTACCGCAATGTTTACAGGTGTAGGTGAATGTCTCGACCGGTGTTTCACGGGAGCCGGTAAATATCCACCATAACGCGGTAATCCGGTCCTGCGCCGTCCATGTCAGGGGATCATGTTTCGCGGGTTCAGCCAGCAAGGCTTTTAAATACGCCGTTGTCTGTTGTTCTTGTTCCTCCGGTGTTATCGAGTTGAAACGCATCGCATCAGCAATATTTGGCTGACGGAACTGGATCAATTCAGTTGGCCGCGATGGTAGCGGGAAAAGAGGTAAAAGCATCCTTGCTCCTTAATTCAAAGAGAAAAGCTAAAGCCCAGAAGGGAAGCCAAAGAACTTGAGGATTGGTTAAACGTGCTGTGCAATGCGAAGGTCATTGGGAATGACTTAAACTCAGTAACCTGATCTCGCGCATAGGTGACATCGCCGGTAGTGACCGGGAATACCGTCATCTCATTTTCCAGTTTGGTTAAGCCGGAAGACAGCAACCGATAAATACGCACATTGAGCAAATATTTAGACGGTATATTCCCGGTACCGTCCGGATTGATCACCCGACTTTTTGCCGTCTTAAACCAGTCCAAAACGAGGCCATCAACGGTATCCCTGACCATCATTGTTATCTGCCCAGGCGAACGCTCCGTTGGTTGAAGGATATTCCCTCCGCCGATTTTAATCGTTTCATATTCGATGCTGTAATCGTGGTAGGTAATATCTTTGGCAAAGAAGTCTGCCCCCTCCAGTCCATCAACTTCGACAGAGAACTGCCATCCTTGCGCGAACAGCATTTTGTTCATGATGATTGACGTCAGCTTACCAACTTCCCGCTCACCAACGCCGGAGCCAAATAATGTCGTCGTTAATGCCGAAGATACATAAGACTTTACTGAAGCAACATTAAGCCCCATATCAGCCTCCTCACTTCAACATGGATGAGAAAAGAACAATTCCCGGGATAATTGCTCTTGTTGCGCTCATTTTCTCTTCCAGATCCAGCTTTCGCTGATACAGCGTGTTCTCGTCGGATAAATTGCTGGCATCGAGTTTCCCCGCGATAGATATTCTTCGCAGGCGATCAGTGTTAGGTATCGCGATTAACACTTCCAGATAGTCAGAAAGTAACCCAATGATTTCAGGTGGCACTTCCCCATTATCCAGATCCATATCACGTAAATTAGCCAGATATGACACATTCAGCGGGTATACCGCTCGATGGGTATCTTCAAGCTCGATATTCCCATCGTAAACGTCGGAGTAGACAAGATCGCCGGTATGATCCGTAACCGATACGAGCGCAAGAAAATCAGCAGGGCAAGCAAGTGATTTACAGGTCTGATCAGTGAAGCGTATCCGCTTGATGTGTCCCGCCCTATCCTGGTAGGTTCCCAATGCTTTTCTTAGCAGGGATTCCAGTAAGGCAGGTTCATCCGCAATCAAAGGTGTGAAGCGGGTTTTGACGTCTTCGAGTAATTGTCGTGGTGTCATTGAAACCTCGTAGAATCTGGTGTGTTAACCGATTCTACGAGTAGTCATTTGTTCATTGAGTAGGAATATTGTTGTCTGGGGGGTAATCAGTGTAGGTGGAATGAGGGATATGATATGGTTATCACATAATCAGGTTGTTTTGAGTAAAACAATAAAACGCCCTTTAATGGGCGTTTTTTTAAAACTTAAATTGACTATCCTTTCAAATACTATTTTAATTCTATGTAATTTTTAAATTCTCCCTCATATTTATACATGATGCTATCAAATCCTTCCATTACATCAACGAATTGTTGTGAACATTCCGGCTTCCAAGGCGTACACTTACGAACCATATCCATTTTTTTCTTATCCTTCGTTGTATCGACTAAGGATAGGTACCCTATAAAATTCATCATCTGAACAGGATCTTGATTTGTGAATATATATTTGACGTTTTGCTTAGTAGGTGAAAAAGAATCAAAAGCAGGGAACATATATTCACCAGAAAAAGAGAGTGCAGCATCAATGACGTCTGTTGCTGGAGTGCAGTTGCTCAGAATTGGCACTAAGCTAAAATTAGCACCTGAGCACACTGCATATATATCATCCCCTTTTTTTAGTTTTAACAGAGAGTCTTGCTTTGAATCCAATATTTTCAATTTGATATAATTTAGTGGCGTTGCATTTTCCCCTGGAGTAAATAACTCTACAATTGGTTTATTATTCACCATTCTTATGGATTTTATTTCACCATACACAATTGGAATTGTGTTCCATTTTTCCTGAGCAGCAAATTCATTATCTTTAAAATCATTAACCAACTCAGATGGCAAATGATAACCAAATTGATTGTTCATTGCTTTCGAAGCAAATCCAGACAAATAGAATGCCCTTACTAAATCATAATCTTTCTTTGAGGTAGAAAGCCAATCTGGCAATTTATTATCAGCTATCGCGCTTCCAGCAAAAATAGCACAACAAAATGTTATTACATTAAATAATTTCATTTTCCATTCACTCATTAATCGGTTTAAACTCACTAATTAATTCACCAAGACTATTTGGGTATGCTTTATAAATAACATACTCCGAAGAGCCATCTGAATATTGGTAAACCCCATAACAGACCAGTTTATTTATTCCTTTCTGAATAGTTTTTTGATTATAAGAATCAACCACTGTTATTCCATATGACGATAATATTTCGTTATATTCTTCAATAAGAGCTTTTCTTGTTTCCACTGAATTACAATCTACCTTCGAAAAGTCAACTTCATCAGCAAAAACATTAAATGTTAAAAAGGAAAGCACTAAAAACAAACGAATCAGCATAAATCCACTCCTACGCATGGATTAATAGTCATTGATCGCAAAGGCGTAAACTTGCCAAAGGTATTTCGTATAATCGGTACAAATCTCCTTTACGCTTGATGCTGCATTAACAGTCCCAGCCATAAATAATAACGGTAGTAATAGTTTTCTCATTATAACCTCACCTGCCTTATAACTCATTTAGGGTACATATTTTCGCCTTTAAAAAAAAGAGGTTATTAGATCCAATTGTGCATTTATCAAACAAGCAATGCTCTAATAAATTTGTATTTTTAAGTCGCGAATGCTATCTTTTCGCATCATATTGACCTTTTAATCGTTCAGGCTTATAGTTCCGCCGTCGTAGCAAATTCTGCGACCGGGTTTAGCAGCCTGAATACTTACGCGGACAACCGCAGATTTCCGATATTGCGGTATTTTTGTGTCCGTAAACCACGTTACGCCCGAATTATGGTGGGGCGTGATGGGGAGGCTTCGGCCTGCTGGTTTCGTAAGTGCCAGTCTGCTAACCCCGTCACGTCCTGCCACCTGTTTAGCAGCGGGTCGCAGGTTGTTTATCAACTTACGAGGCCGTAACTATGGTTAATGCCAATCCTTGCGCACGCCAAGAATTCATCTGGCGTTTCTATTCCTGTAAAAAACACCACTATCACTTCGTTATCGCTGCAACAGAAGACGAAGCACGCTCTCAATTGCCTGATGGCCCCTGCATTTTTACTGCCCGTTTTTCAACTAACTCGCGCAATTCACTTAGTTACTGGAGCCTCCCCTTCTCTGCCGACGTTCAGGGGGGTTTATGAAAAAACCTCTCGTCACCCGTAATGACATAGCCGAAGCGATCGCCCTGCATACTGCCTGTATGCCGACACGGGAGATCCCCGGCGCAATTGCTAACTATTTCATGATAACCAGGCGTTTTTATACCCGAACAGATAAGGCTGTGATCAACAGGCTACTGATAGCCGAGATCAGGGATTATTTGATTGAACAAGGACGTCTACGTTACGCAACAGTGGCAGCAGAAATGAGAAAGGAGGCACATAGAATGACCGGTAATAATTTGAATGTTGAAAAACCAGCACCTGTTACGTCAGCTACGCCAGCACCAGCCGTGAATATTATCCCCAACACCGGAGACACAATCGACAGCCTGACACTGTTAAAGATGGTCAATGAGGCACGGAAATTATGTAGCGAAAAACCAGTTCGCAACAATGATTTCATTGCCAGAGTTAAGGATGAGCTTGATGGGGAGGGTTACGAAATCTTCGTAACCCCTATGGATAAGAAAAAAGGTGGAGCGGATCAGGTAGTTATAGTAATGACATACAAACAAGCCCTGCGCGTTGCTGCTCGCGAATCGAAAGCGGTCCGCCGTTCGCTGATCGACAAACTGGAAGAATTGCAGCAGGCAAACTCCCCTACCCCATCGATCCCCCAAACATTACCAGAAGCTCTACGCCTGGCTGCCGAGTTGGCAGAACAGAAAATGCAGTTGGAACAACAGCTGGTGGCCGCAGCCCCTAAAGTCGATTTTGCCGACCGGGTATCAGCGGCTAATGGAATCCTGATCGGGAACTTTGCAAAGGTCGTTGGACTTAAGCAAAACGCCCTTTTCTCATGGTTGCGCCAGAACGACATTCTCATGGCTTTTGGTGCGCGCAAAAACGTACCGCGCCAGCAGTACATTAACGCCGGGTATTTCACGGTGAAAGAAGTGGTGCTGGATGATGAAAATGGCTACCAGATACGGCTGACGCCCCAATTAACGGGTAAAGGCCAGCAGTGGTTAACTCGCAAGCTACTTGATGCTGGTTTGTTAAAACCAGTAGCAATAGGTTAACAAAAGAAAAAAACCTGCCAGCAAACTGGCAGGTTTCTGAGCAGATCGTCCAACCCGATCTGGATCGGGCCAGAAAAATTTGCTCTAATAAATTTCGTTTTCTAAGTGCAAAGAATCACCATTTCGAGCTGGTGATTGAAGGTTGATGCAAATTTGGAGAAAAAATGCAACAAACATTCAATGCGGATATGAATATATCAAACCTTCATCAAAATGTCGATCCTTCAACCACTCTGCCCGTTATTTGTGGTGTTGAAATTACGACCGACCGCGCTGGCCGTTACAACCTTAATGCTCTACACAGAGCGAGCGGACTCGGTGCCCATAAAGCGCCAGCTCAATGGCTAAGAACGCTGTCAGCTAAACAGCTCATCGAAGAGCTTGAAAAAGAAACTATGCAGAATTGCATAGTTTCGTTCGAAGGCCGTGGCGGCGGCACTTTTGCCCATGAATTGCTCGCTGTGGAGTACGCAGGCTGGATTTCTCCCGCGTTTCGGCTGAAGGTAAACCAGACATTTATCGACTATCGAGCTGGAAGATTACAACCTGCTATTCCGCAGAGTCTCCCTGAAGCTCTCCGTTTGGCTGCCGACCTGGCAGAGCAAAAGCAACGGCTGGAGCAAAAAATGCTTATGGATGCACCTAAAGTCGAATTCGCCGAACGCGTTGCTACCGCCAGCGGGGTTCTAATCGGCAACTATGCCAAAGTGCTCGGCCTGGGCCAAAACTATCTCTTCACTTGGTTGCGTGATAACGGAATTCTGATCGCAACCGGTGAACGCAGGAACGTCCCCAAACAAGAATACATATCCCGTGGGTACTTCACCCTCAAAGAAACCGTGATCGATACAAGCAATGGAAGCAGGATTTCTTTCACGACTCGTATAACCGGTAAAGGTCAGCAGTGGCTTATGAAGCGATTGCTTGATGCTGGTGTGCTGGTACCTGTCGCGGCAACGCGCTAACAAACGTAGTAAGAACCACCAGCATTGTAATGCTGGCTAAAGTCACTTTCCTGAGCTGTATAACGATGAGCGATTTTACTTTTTCTGGCTATGAATTGGCCTGCTTTGTAACACACTCCGGTCTATCCCGTAGCGCCGGGCATATCCTGTCGCAATGTGCAAATCTCGCGGCAACAACCAGTGAATACTTCATTCACAAGCCTCACCGCCTGATCGCGGCAGAAACTGGTTATAGCCAATCAACCGTCGTTCGTGCATTCCGTGAAGCTGTAAACAAAGGAATTCTGTCTGTAGAGATTGTTATCGGCGATCACCGTGAACGTCGCGCTAACCTGTACCGGTTTACACCATCATTTTTGGCCTTCGCACAACAAGCCAAAAATGCGCTGATTGAAAGCAAATTAAAGATCTCTTCAGCGGCAACCAAGGTTAAAGCTGTTCTCGCTAAGACATTGGCTTTATTTAATTTTTTATCCACACCCCCATGTCAAAATGATACCCCCTCCCCCTGTCAGGATGACGTGGCAATAAAGAATAAGAAGTCACAAGTTAAAAAAACAGAAAGATCAGTTTCCGGCGGTGCCGGAACGACCAGACTCAAAAAATTGACTTCATGGATCGCTGAGGCAAAAGCAAAGGCTGACAATCTGCGGTTATCCAAAAAACGCGCTCAAAAACATGAGTTCAAGCAGAAAGTAGAGGCGACAGCGCGGAAATATGCTTACCTGAAGAACAAGCGTTCTCCTGATATTGGCGGGGTATCAAACTTCGATAATCTGCCGCATTGCATGACGGTAAACGAAGCTCTTAATGCGGTTTTAGCCAAAAATAAAGATAACGAACAATGGGGTATACCGGCAGGATTCAGAGGGTGATAGATTGCTCTAATCTGGAGTCACCTGGCGTTTTCAGTTTGAGGTCGGAGATGCAATCTGATTTTTTACAGTTAGCGATCGCTTTTGCAGGATATGTTTGTATTGGCTTCTGTGTATACATGATCAGCCGAAAAATGCTTGTCGATATCGACCGCAAAGAACAAGCAGAGGAGATCTTAGTATGGATTTTCTTTGGCGCGGTCTGGCCATTAGGGATCATGTTTGCTGCAACATTTCTTCTGATGTGGATATTCACCCTTCCAGGTGATTTCTATAGAAAAAAAGCCAGACATTGATACAATCGTTGCGGGTGCTTGAGGCTATCTGCTTCAGGCATTACCCGAAAAGCAGATAGAAGAAAGCCCCAGATAACATTACGCGTCCTGCAAGACGCTTAACATTAATCTGAGGCAATATCTATGCTTAGCATACGTAGATTAGCCTCTTACCGACCAAAAGGTCAAGGAGAAGCAGGCTATGAAGCAGCAAAAAGCGATGTTAATCGCTCTGATCGTCATCTGTTTAACCGTCATTGTGACGGCACTGGTAACGAGGAAAGACCTCTGCGAGGTACGAATCCGAACCGGCCAGACGGAGGTCACTGTCTTCACAGCCTACGAATCTGAAAGGTAAGAGACCTGGCGGGGAGAGATCCTCGCCACTCTTCGTGTGTCAGGTATCCTCAATGCACCCTTTCCTCTCCAAATAAAAAAGCTCCCGAAGGAGCTTTAAAATACAAGGGATGACTCTTAATCCCACTCAATCCAGTTGTAGACGATACGAAGTGACGGGCGCACAGCGGCAGTCACATCTTCGGTACTAAAGTCGATTGCATCACTGTAGATTTTGCAGTCCAACATTTCAATTGTTGTAGCAGCTTTTGTCACAGCGTTAACCCCGGAAGATTTGGATTCAGGGGTAGCAGCCATCGTGATATCAACATAGTCCTTCGCCGCAATGCGATCCTTGATGAACTGAAGAATATCGCCTTCGATAGTCTCCACGCACTGGACCTGGATTTCCCCAGAGTTTCGAATTGGTCCGTGCTGGTTGAACTTCACACCATTCGGACCATAGTCCTCCACATCCTCGCGGGTCATTTCAGGAATTTGCGACGTGCGAACCAGTACGCTGATATCTTCATGGCCTGCAAAAGTGAGCTGGAATTCAGAAGATACCAGTCGTTCGCCTTTGGCCGCGTTGGCAGTATAGCGGCCCTTAATAAATTTACGGTTTCCCTTAGTGTTATTGTGCCCCATATAAAATCCTTTTACTGGAACGCCCGAACAATATCGGAGCTGTTATATATCGAAGAACCGGTCAACTGGAGGTTGACGGTGTTTTTCAGGAAATATCCATTACTGTCCCTTGGCGCATCGAGATCAAAACTTAAGTCCTGGATGGCGACATCGGTGATGTTGATCCGGCGACCAATGTTTAGCGTCACGCGCTCCGGGATTCGACCACCAACATTGGCCGCTTTTAGTTCCGGGCTAATCATGGCTGTCAACGCGGCGATAGCGCCTGAAACTTCAATGAATGGATTGTTCAAAGCAATGAAAGTTACAGGCAGCGTGAACGTCGGCGGAGTCCCCCCTTCCCAAACCATTAAGCTATTCCAACGGGCAACCGACGTTGTTTCAGTACCTACTTGCACAAAACCACCCAGAGCACCAGAAACAGATCCCATGGACATACCGGTAAACGGCGCTTCCCAATTCTGGGCCATGTTCATTGCCGCCCCCTGGCTGATATATCCGGTAACCTGGTACTGAGAGTTCGTTAAAGTAACTTTCAGAAATGGCGATACACCGTCAGCCTGGCTGTAAACCCCATAAGGTATAGGTGCCATTCAAGTTAAAGGCCGGAGTTCTCCGGCCTCCTCCTTTAGCCAAGGCGCTTACGGCGCAGTTTCATTGACTTTTTGCGGGCAAGTTTTGCCGCGCCGGTCTGGGCTTTTCGACGCGCTTTTTTCAGCGCCGATTTTTGAGCCGCAGTCAGACGTTTTTTACGCAGGCGTTTACGGATGAGTTTGATCTCACCGTTACGAACAACCTTCTTAAATGCTTCAATCAGCATTTCATCAGAAGTGCCAGCAACAACAAACGCCGCTTCCAGTTCGTCGCGGTCGTCGCTATCTAAACCAGCGATAGAGGCACCAACATCAGCAGCTGCGTCGTCGTCTTCATCGTCAGCCAGTGCTTCGATCAGGTCATCATCTACACCGCATGCTGCGAGGAAGTCAGCAACATTTGCCCATGCTTCGTTATAGGCATCGTCCTGTTCTTCTGTAACTTCGGAGTCGTCGTCATCAGAGATACCAGCGATAGCCTGAACGAAACCATCAAGGGAGTCGAAAGTCAGATCACCGCTATCAGCCCAGGAGAAAACGGCGTCGGCCGCATCACTCAACGCATTCTGCATAGCACTTCGATTTGCAGCTTCCAGAATCATCTGGTGCGCCTGTTCGACGGTCCATTCTTTACCGTCTTTCCCTTCCAGGATTTGCTCTGGAGCCGGGGCAGATGGAACGTTATCGTTAGTCTGTGCCGCCGGTTCCGGATTATTATTAATAACCGGATCTGTTGGCGGTTCGGCGCTTGCTCGGGCAGACTCCATCAGCTGCACAGGATCAGAGTTCAAAGCGAAACGGGACAGTCCATTCCCCAAAAATGCCCCGGATTGAAAAAAGTTTTTGCTCATTGTATTCCCTTACTTAATAAGCAGCGGTACGCCCTGGATACGACGGGCTACGCCAGTCGGGCAGCAGGCCCAGACTACTTCCCATTTATCGAATTCCGCCTGCGTAACTTTCAGCACATACGGTTCTGTACCGTCAGCATCGGGATCACGAGGAGCCACCAGAGCGCCGGAGGCGACAAAGCGATCTAAAAGTTTGGTCATCCCTTTAGTCAGGCCAGCCGCAGTAATACCGTCCGGGCTATGCTTCATCTGTCGGGCTAACTGGACAAAGAAACGGCTGATTGCATTCATCAGGGATGGGACGTGCTGGAAGTGCAGATAGTTATCCTGCGTGCAGCAAGTTAAAGCATCGTCGATGATCATCTGGCCAGAGGTGCCAACAGATACTTTATTGAGACGGCCCTTGACCATTGCTTCTTCGTCCGGGGTATCTTCCGGATACAGCGGTTGAATTGACGCACGAGCAATGACGGCACGTTCTTCACCAGCCGGTGAGTAATGCCAACCGCCGACATCAGAGTTTTTCTTGACGCCACGAGCTTTCGCCGCATACGCCGCGCCAGACAGACCGAAGACCACACGGGATTGGGTCCATTTGTCTTTGCAGGAGAACGGGTAGTGATAGACAGAACAGCTTACATAATCGGTACCAAGTAAACCGGTACCCTCAACAGCTGTTAGTGCTTCTGCGTACCTTAATGTCGGTTTGACATCAAAGAAGCCATCAATCAGGCGATCTGCACAGATTTTACCTAATGCGGTGATAGCCGCATTGTCATAGCAGCCCAGGCCAAGAACAGCGGTGTACATGTACGGCGCATTGTTCAGCACTTTCACCGCACGCAGGTACGCAGCGGTTGAGATTTTCGACTGATCACCGTTGGTACCACCAGTGAACGCCAACGATTTTTTGTTTGTTACTTTCGCTGTAGAAATCAGATCTTCATTAACAACCGCGCGCAGATATTTAGAACGAGCTTCCAGAGCCGTAGGCAGATAACACAAGCGGCCCATGTCATCTTTCGCTTCTTCCGCCAAAGACACAGTGTGTGTCTCCAGGGTCGTTACCACACCAAGCGAAGTCGTCTGGGTCAGTTTTAAGATGAAGCGTTCATTACTCGCGCTGTCCGCTGTTGCCGTTTCGATGGTTAACTCACGGGTAGGTGAAATACACGGATCACCATCATCAACGTAGATAGCAAAGGCTTCGCCGCTATCAAGTTCAATTTCAGAACCGTATGGCAACGCACTGTAAGCCGGTTCGCCTGATTCATCGAACATAATAATCGGGAACTTCGCATCATCCGGAACAGCACGGACAACATAACCAGACGTTTGCTGAATAGCTTCGTACACATGGCGAATTGGTTCGAACTGTGAGCCGGAAGACGGCTTCAGCGGTTCGCCGAGAACATCTTCGTAATTGGACTCAGTAACCGCAAGAACAGTAAACGGCTTGCCACGCGCAAATACGCCAATACCAGCCCATAAGCTGCTATTTAATGCAACACCGGTAGATAACGTCGCATCGGCATTGATCGGGCTAACCGCGACGCTGGATGCATTACCTAATGACTGTTGAATTGAATATTGAGACATAACTTTCCCTGTTATGCGCCCCGCACGGGGGCGCTATGTTAAACGGAGAACTTCCCGTGATTACTCAGAGTCACCGGCATCAATCATGTTACCGGTCAGGAAGTTAATTCCGCCATTTTTGGCCATAGTCAGAGTTACACGCGTGAAGTAGTCAGCGCCGTTACGTGGGTGCATATCGTTGATAGCCGAACCCCACAGAGTGGTTCGGTTGACTAGTGCCGGGGTGGTCGGATGCTGGAATGGGACAGCCGGGACTGCATCACCAGTTACGAAGCCCGCTTTGCCCGGATTTTCATCACGGACGTAGCACAGCACATCCATTGGGCTGAACTGGATACCGTCGGCGGTCAGGTTCGTACAAATACCTTCTGGTACTTCGAACACTTTGACGTTGCCGAACAGAGTGCCAATGTAGTGGACGTATGGGGTCTGGATGTAATCTTCTGCTGGCTGGAAGAAATCCTTCGGCAATTGTTTGAAGAAAGATGCCGCATCAGCACCGGCATACATCCCCATCGCACCAGAAGATTTAATACGCTCAATAATACCGCGATATACCGTCTGGAATTTGCCTCGAATGATGGTTGCCCACACATCAAAGGACTGGTTAGCTGGCAGTGCAATATCAAAGGAGTCGGTCGCAAGAGTTCGCCAAATCATGATACGAAGACGAAGCATATCTTGCTCATGGGACAGGTATTCCTTCAGGGTGCGGAACTGTAGGGAGCCAAGATCCAGACCAAATTCACGCTGTGCTTCATACGCCGCCTGTACCGTGTGCTCAGCCGCGATAACGAACTGACTTGGGAACAGGGTGTATTTCTTCATTTCGTGGTTGATCAGCGGGATCAGCTCAGGAGCGGCTTCAATATTGATTTCCGTCTCAATTGCGATCTCAGTGCCTTTATCCGGCGCTTTGGAGAACGACAGGGCAATCTGACCAATGTTGTAGTTCAGAGAGCAGGTAACAGTGATTTGCTCACCAGCAGCATTAGTAAACGAGTGAAGTAGGCTGCCGGAACCGTTATCAACAACAGACTTAATACGGTTAACGTAGATGTTAGTGCGACCTTTTCGGATTGGTACATTCTGGCCTTCGAAGGCTTCCATCTTGAAGGTTGCGGTTTTGCTAGTGCCATCGGAGCTTGCCACCAGCACATAGCGGCGACGTAACTGGCTGTACACACCGACGGATTGCATGTCCAGAACATCACCAGCAGCATAAGAACCAAAAGAGGAACCTGCCACGTTAAAGACTTCATAGATGTCGGACTGGTCACGCGTAACCGGAATGAAGGTACACGCATCAGCGGTAGCTGCCCCCAACTGAACAGGCAGGATCATCGCGAGGAATAAAGGCAGACGCATAACACCGTCAGAAACGCTCATCATCTCTGCTGCGACGGATTCCAGCATCGCTTTATTAGTGGCGTCCATGCTATTGCGGGTGGACTCAATCAGGCAGTTTTCCAGCGTCTGGTGGCAGGAGGCCAGAATTTCCGGACGTGGCATAGATTTATGTGTTGCGGCGTAGTCAGCCAGTGCACTTGCCCACGCTGTAGCGATTTGAGCGGTGGCATTATCAGAGATACCCGCAAAAATTGGGTCTTTACGTGCAGCTTCAAGGATAGATGCGGCACGCGCGGCATCATCTTTAATGAATTGGTTATCAGTACCGAACTGCGCAGTGCTTGCCCAGCCAAGCACAGCTTTAGAGCGTTTTGCGATATCTGCAATACGATTCTGGTATTCGCGTAAGTTACTCAATTTACTCTTCCTTAAACACAAGGCACTTGTGTGAATCCCTTTTCGGAAGAGATTTTATTGAAAGTCACTTGTTGACTTTCTCGTGACAAGCAATTTTTTTATTTTTTTCGGGAGTAGGGGAGGAAGGTAAAATCCAAGGTGAAATCGTGGCGATTTCACCTTGAAATTTTAGATGGATTTACTTTAAAAACAGTAGGTTAATAGTGAAATTTGAATGGCGAAAGTTTAAGGCTTCGGCTTTTTATCGAGGCTCTTTCTAAGGATATGCCCAATCATCCTGTCGAGTTCTTCCTGTAGCTCTTTTGAAAGTCGATTAAACTCATAAGAAAATGCACGGCCTTTCACGCGCTTCCTTGCAAAGCGATCCTTGTCCTCAAATTTCCATAATTCAGTAACTACGGACTTATCTTTAGAACCTTTATCCGTGAGTAGTGAGGCTTCCTTTGTTATCAAGCGCAGGATTTTATTTTTAACTTCATCTTCGGCCATTTCTTCAATGGATAAGATGTCGTTTATTTCCGGGGATATGTTTTGAATAAGCTGATCAAACTCTAAATTCTTGTTCCCCATTTCGTCGCCAACAGCACAAAGCGTTTTGTAGTCCGAAAAGGTTAATTCCGACTGCACAGGGAAAAGGGCGACTAATTCTTCCGGAGCACTCGCTGCCTGGAGAGCACGCGTGACCTTCGCCTGAGACAGCCCTTCTTTGGCTGCAATATCCTTCTGACTCATCCCATCATTTTTCATTCGCATCAAACGCAGACCTATTTCTCGAATGCTGTGCTGCAATGCTGTCTGAACGTCTTTCGCTAAATTTTGCGCTTCCTGAACGCTGATCTCCTGGTCCGTGACTAAAACCCGCAACCCTACGTTCTCTAAGATGGCAGAAGCTCGACGCCGGGAACCATCCAAAATTTCAATTTTCCCTGTAGCCCGTCTAACACCTATTGCAGGGTAAAATTGCTGATGCTTAATAGTGCTTCGGATACTTTTTAATGATTTTGGCGTAAGAGATGCCTGGTCACGACCATTGTTATGCTGATCAACAAAGGTATCGCTTTCTACCTGATTCGGAGGTATTACCTCTTCAATAAATGTGGCCTGGCGACCTGTTGATAACTTGAATACCTGCTCGACTCGATCGCCAGAGGCTGAAGAACTATCAAATCCGCTTAATATTGAAGGATTAAGGGTTCGCCCAATTGTTGGTCTGTTTTTCTTTGACATGGGGGTTTCTTACTCCTCAGTTAGATCTGATAAATTCAATACGGTCAAAAACTGCTTTAGCAAAATCTTCCGCGGCAATTCGCGCGTTCTTCAATGCATCAGCACTACCAACATACGTTGCCGGGTTAGCTGAAATAACAGTGTCAAAAGACTCGCCGCAGCGTTCAAAACCGTCAAGGCGAGGGAGGACGACATCGAGCATATCCCCACCGAACACTTCTTTAGCCAGGCTATGGCAATACTTATGATCTGCCTTGTTACTCAACTTGGACATAAAACCAATGTTAGTCGCAAGCTGGCACTCGCAGCCTTCATCCGAAATGAGTTTTACCAACTCAGGAAGGCGGGCAACGTATTTAAGCGATGAATGGAAATCGACAGTTGCTGGCGGCAGAGGTGTAAACAGTATATTGGCCGAGGCCAAAGCATTTTTCAGGAAGGCATCAAGGTGAGGACCACTATCAACGAGGATAAAGTCATAATCGCTCTTCAGCTTATCAATCACATTTTCTTTCAGGACAGCATGGATGTTCTGACCCGGTAGATGCTCATTGCACAGCTCTCTCCAATCGGATGCAATAAAGGCATCGTCAATCGACGCAGGCATAACGTCAACCCCAGGTACAACAGAAGGAACAATAAACTCCTCTAACAGCTCTTCACGGCTTACATTCTGCAACATAGCCTGTGCAGATGTTGCGTTTACGATACCAATAGAGTGTTTATGGCTTAAAAACATCGTCGCTGAAGATTGCGGATCAAGGTCAATAACCAGAATCCTTAAATCTTCCATCAGAAGATGAGGGTGGGCACGCATTGCATGCGCCAGAGAAACCGTCGATACAGTTTTTGACACACCGCCTTTAAGATTGGAGATGAAAATCACATACGCTTCGCTGTAGCGATCCCGGTATTTTGGCACTCCGCGATGTTCATATATGTCAATGATGTTCTGAATTGACATCGCATATTTCATTGAAGAGCCAGCAGGGCGTTTATCGAAAACATAACCCTTTTCTTCCATTTCACTTACGGCATAGTCAACGTTCGCTCGAGTCAGTAGAGGCAATTTTGCCAGTGCCGCTTTCGCATAGACCTGGTAAAACTCGTTCGCGTGTAGCTCATCCTTTTGCAACTGTACTTGTTCAGTCAGAACATTGAGCATTCTGTTTGCTCTTTGAGCAACCTTGTGAAGCTGGCTGGAATCACTCATCGAAAGTCATCCTTTATGCTGTATTTTTGAATTTACTTAAAAATGCTGCATAAAATAATAATGTATGCACAGATGCTTGTACATAGCATTCTCTGCATGTTTGGTTCATTTTGCACGATTGAGAGTTACAAGGAGGGCACAAAAAAGCCCCGTTCAGGGGCATCAGTGTTATTTGCTAAGAGCAGCGAATAATCGTTCGAAATCGATAGTATCTATAGCACGCGTAAGCGCCGGAAGTTCAGCCTCAAAGTACCCGTGTCGATCGTAAAAGAAGGGACCGAAGAGCGAGGCATGTTGGATTCTACTTCGCCCCAGCCCGGACACACAGTTAAGCCCATTACCGGCTAAAAGGCTAAAAAACTTCTCTGGATTATCGTGGTAAAGCTGGGAATCAATGGTGGCGGTTAACTCTTCCATAGGGAAGCACACCCGCCCTGTCTCCCAGGGATATTTAGTCCGAAGCATAAACATTGCTTTCAGCAATTCACATTGAGCGCGGATCGCGTCCGGTTCATAGCCAGATATGGAGACATAAGCCACGTCCCTCATTCCTGCGTCATCTTTGAAAGTCACGATAGAAGTAACATCCAGCTCTTTTTCGAAAGAGCAAGCAGCATCTACTGGACGCTGAAGTAAATCATTCGACTTGATGCGCTCGAGAATCCCTCCCCACATATCATTTAGATATTCGATATGAGCCAAAACCTTATCAAGACACTCTCGTGTAAACCATTCAGTATGCCCGCCACCGGCGCTTTTCTCCCACGGCGCATTCCAGGGGAAAAAGGTTGCGTGTAAAGCCCGCTCAAGATTAACCATTGCCAAACGCGTACCACGATAGACCCGTGAAAGCGCAAAATCGGGACTCACTTGTAGCCCTTTAAACCGTGCCAATGGACCACATGAAATGCCGATTTTAAAAGTATCTCCGTTCTCTGGCACCAGAACGTAGAGGTAGTGTTGTTTCTCTTCTTGCATATCAATACCACTGCTTGATGAGAGTCGCGCAAATGTTGACTATGCGCGAAGGTTAATGTGAATAGTTGACTATGCGCGATGTGACTACAGTCAAAAGTTGACTGTAGTCGATTTAACTCCACCAAAGATCGACTATGTAAGATATTGTCGGGAGAAACGTTGACTATACGCGATGAAATGGGCCTAAAAGCCATCTCAATAGCGACTTGCAGAATATTGACGCCAGCAAAAATCCACCAGCGTCAACGAATGTCGCCTATAGTCAACTTCTCGCTATCGCATATAGTCAATATTATGGATTGCGCTTATGGATCTGGAAGCCGATTTTCCTGCCGTTTTTTATCTCTGAAAATTTAAGATATTCAATAGCTTCCAAATCTTTCATGGCTTTTCTGATAACGCTATTTTGCACGCTAACGGATGATTTGAGATTAAGCCTCGCTCTAAGGCGCTCAATGCTGACAGGTGCCGGGTTGGCGGGTAGAGCCTCAAAGAATGTATACAGTACCTTGGCTGTCTCTTTGCGCCCTAGTTTATCCAGCATCTTCAGCTTCAGGATTCGCTTATAGTCAACATAGTAAAGTTCAGATAGCTGTTTCTGCGGCTGGATCTCGATAACATCAAGCTCGGTATTCAGGCTGCTATATGCCAACAAGTTGACGTTAATGTTATTGAGATGACCTTTTGCCGCCGGGAAGCGGAATTTGACAACTGTCTGCTGAATGCGTGTCAGAGAGTCATCAATACTTTTACGGAACGCCTTTGAAAGACGCTTACGTGGATAGCCGCATCGATCGGCAAACTCGGAGAATGGCAGGGTGATTATACCGTCATCATCAGGTGCATAGTCAAACAACGCGGAGGTTATGCCCACCCACACCTTAAAATCAGTATCCATATCCAGGCGTGGACCATGAATTTCAATTCCCTCATAGCCTTCCTGCTCAACAATTTTGAGGCTTGATAGTTCTTCAGTTGCGTTCGTTGTGTTTGTTGTAACTGACGATCCGCGACGTAGCGCCACATTGGTAGATTTTAAGGTTGGCACAAACACACCTAAACGCAACAAAGCGATGGGTTGTATAGTGCTGTTGTTATTGGGCTTCAGGCTGTGGATTTCTCCTGTATTTCCTGCAACTTCTTCAACGCTAAGGAAGCCTTTACTTTCTTCCGGCATCGTGGTTTCTCCATGTGTGGCGCGGCCTGACGTCAATTTGGATGGCTGTTATCAACAGCTGTGAATATTCAGACTCTAAAATCGCGTACAGTCAATGTTTCTGTCGCGTATAGTCAACAATAAATCGCGTGCAGTCAACAATAAATCGTGCACAGTCAACATAAAATCGCGTATAGTCAATGTTGATCCCATTTCAGGCCAGAAATGACGCGGCTTACAGCGATCCGGGATCTTCTTTGGATCTTACTAGGTTCTCTTTAGGATCTGTTTATTGGATCTATGCTGTGGATAAGTTGAATAAACCGGCCAACATAGCCGGTTAGAAGGAAGGGTATTATTCTACGCTTTCGATGAGAAGGCCATGTTCATAACATTTAAGCTCATCGCCTTCGTACAGGAATTGGTATCCAATACCACCATTTTCATGGACATTAGGGAATAACTCATAACTCACTGAAGAGCAAATCACACCAATGCAGCGATCAACGCCTTCTCGTTCTTCAGTGCTGAAAAAATCCTCTTCGGTAAGAACATGAGTACATTGCTCATCAGCATAGGTCGGAAATACATGCTCGATACAATCCGGATGTTTTAAACCAAGTTGATCGGCAAGTTCGAAAGCATGACGGTATTGTTCAGATCCTGGCTTGCCAACAGTGATGTGCTCAATTTTGTAGATTGAAGTCGCTTTGTTGATAGTTTGCTTTACTGTTACTTTATCAGACATAAAAATCCCTTTTAGTTACCGCTGATAGCGCGGTTGTAATCATTAACGTTGCGATTCTTCCTGTTAATCCCCATCAGCATCGTTTCTGTATCGAGGATATACGCTGGCAGATCATCAAAATATTCACTGCTAAACTCTGGCATCCTGCACATAAATGCATTTTTTGGGGCAGGGTGGTTAACCTTTGTCGGCGTCGGCGTTAAATTCGCTGATCGACTCCCGGAGCAACCGCTGAGTGTCAGCAGGAATACGCTGGCGAACATTACCCGCCGCAACAAGTTGTTTCTGAACTTCAGCTTTTCGTTCCATTTGCCTGTCAGCATACTTGGCTTGTTCTGATTCATTTTTCACTTCCTGGCTGTGAAAATGTTGCTCTGCTTTGTTCATCGTCTCAATGGTCTGGTTAAGATCCATTATTGACTTATCACGTTCCTTAACAGCCTGATCAAGACTGCCAATTTTCTCCATGGCTTGCTTTAGCTGATGACGTTCCCACGCAAACCCAGCACCAACAAGTGCGCAAATCAGAACAAGAACACCAGTAGCAGCAAGTTTCTCCTTCAAAGACAAAGCTGTTTTTAATGTAGAAAAGAATGACATGTCTTCCTCCTGAAGAAAAATTATCAATGAAGTCCTTTGTTACTGTGCCGCTTTGTTTAATTCATCAAGAACAGAATCAGGAACCAAAGCGGCGATTGCGCTGGCTGTGCTGGCCTTATTTGCTGATGCTTCCGCAAGCGCGGTACCGATAGCATGGTTATAAGCAGTTATGGCTACGTTGGCGCTTTCATTCGCTCGTTCATACTGCTGTTGTAACGCAGTTGTGGGTGCTGTTGTCTGGTTGAAAACAACCCCAAACTGTTCAGTTGCTACTTTCAGAGATTCAATTTGCTCTTCTGTTAGTGCTGGTGGGGGAGTGGCAGTGCCGCCGCCTGAACCAGAGCCTGACGAGCTTCCTGAGCCAGTGTTAAGGGTCTGGTTAATCTCCCCCATAGCAGCGACTAAACTTGATGTATTAAGCGCGTTTACAGCGTCCTCAAGCGATTTAGTAATAGTCACATCACCAATGGCAATAGAGATCGGCAGTTCTGAAACTTCTCGCTCATTAGCACGACAGTAAACATCCCAACCAATATCGAGTTGAAGGAGCATTGACAGATCAGCATAACCAGCCAACAGGTCCGCGTGCTGAGTTGCCAGCCCTCCAATATTCGTTAAACCGGTTGCGGTTGTTCTGATCGTTGAAACATAGCTGGTAATAGTGTCGGGATAGACAATTGTATCCAGAATTAATCCGGTCAATTCTTCTGCAAGCAGTTTTGCTGTGTTAGCACTGTTTCGTGCCGATGTTATGGCACCAGGTGTTTTCATCCCACCGGCGGCGGCCAATTTTTTATATGCGGATAACTGGTAGTCTTTTTCCAGCATGATATCTCCTAACTTACCTGAACCAGGCCGTCTCCGGCTGCAACGGTAGAGCCGCATGAAACAGGATCACCAACGCATACGATCCCTTTCCCGTTGACGGTAAACCATGCCCTGGTTGATATAGCTTGCCCGCCGTGCGTGCTGTTCCCATCGGTATGCTGTGCATATTGCTTACCATCAACTAACACTTCGACTCCGTTGACTTTAAGTAGTGGTTCGCTCTCTACGGGAGGCCTGGATGGGAATCCTCCGTGCCCCGAACAAATGCTGTCTTTTGTTGCAATACTTGCCACGTCATCACCAATGATTTGCTCTGATTTTCGTTATTTTAACTTAGGTTATTTGTGGTCTGTGTGGCGTTTACTTATTGCAAAATTGCTCTAATAAATATTGTTTTTTATGTCGTGTTTTCGGTACCATTCAGCCATCGCCCTTCAATGGGCATTTGTTTGGAGTCGTCAGATGCAGATGGAGCTAATAAGCCGCAAGGAGTTCGATAGCCGTGTAACCAGCGGTGAACTCGACAACTTGCAGGCTATCAAGGTGAAAGAAGGCTTTTGCCTCATTGGGAATCAGAGCGGAACAAATCGCGTTTTTATGCTTCGCCGTACGGATTTGAAGCCATTTGTCTGGAAGAACGAAATTGGTCCCAGCTCATACGCTCAAACGAGGGGGTGCCACAACCTGGCCTTTTTCTACAAAGACGAGCTTTCTGTGGTTGATATTCAAGGGTTACAACATGTTTAAGCACTGGAAAAACATTACTATTTATAAACTTTCTCGTGAGGCGGATCTGACCGACTTAGAAGATAAAAAGAAAATGATCCTTTTCACGCCATGCGGTAGTCAGGATATGGCCAAGTTCGGTTTTGTATCTCCATTTGGTGATAATTCCGAAGTTATCGCTATGCATGGAAATGGTTTTATCCTTGTTGAAGCAAAGCGCGAAACAAAAATTCTTCCCCCGCCGGTTATCCAGCGAGCTATTCAAGAAAAAATTGAAAAACTTGAGCAAGAACAAGCGCGTAAACTGAAGAAAACAGAGAAGGACTCCCTGAAAGACGAAGTTCTGCATTCTCTTCTGCCACGGGCTTTTTCAAAGTTTTCTGTTATCCAGGCGATCTACGACGGTTCAACTAAACGTATCTATATCAATGCCAGCGCGCGGCAGGCAGAGGATATGCTCGCGCTTATGCGTAAGTCTCTGGGTTCTCTTCCTGTTGTTCCCCTGAGTGTTGAAAATCCCATTGAATTAACGCTGACCGACTGGGTACGTGATGGTAGTGCTCCACAGGGATTTCAAATGGGGGATGCGGCAGAACTTAAGGCAGTGCTTGAGGATGGCGGTATTGCCCGAGTGAAAAAGCAGGACTTGGGAAGTGATGAAATATCCACACACCTGGAAGCTGGCAAGCTCGTCACTAAGTTGGCACTCGACTGGCAGAACCGCATTAAATTTACACTGGACCATAACTTCAGCCTTACCAGCGTCAAATTTGCGGATGAATTGCTTGAGCAGAACTCTGATATTGATAGTGAAGATGTTGCGCAGCGACTGGACGCAGATTTCTTCCTGTTGACCAGTGAAATTTCGTGCCTGGTTGATGCTCTGGTAAATGCCCTTGGTGGAGAGGCTAAGCAGTGAAAGAGCTGTGCTATGGATCTGTTTGCAGTGGAATTGAAGCCGCGAGTATTGCCTGGGAACCGTTGGGTATGCGTCCGGTGTGGTTTGCTGAAATCGAGTCTTTTCCATCTGCCGTTCTTGCGCACCGCTGGCCCCATGTCGCCAACCTTGGCGACATGACAAAACTTGCCAAAAAAGTCCTGGCTGGGGAAATCGAATCCCCTGATGTGCTCGTCGGGGGAACACCTTGTCAGGCATTCAGTATCGCGGGATTACGTGGTGGGCTTGATGATGAGCGTGGCGCGCTAACTTTAAAGTATGTGGAGCTTGCAAATGCAATTGACGACAAACGGGCTGAGTCATTTCTCAAACCAGCCGTTATCGTCTGGGAAAATGTCCCAGGAGTCTTGTCATCGGCAGATAACGCCTTCGGATGTTTCCTTGCTGGATTGGCTGGAGAAGATGTGCCATTTGAACCAGGTGATCGACCTGAATCTGGAAAAAGCAACGCGTTCTGGCGGTGGGATGGCAAAACCGGTTGCCATGTTCCAAAGTGGCCGCAGTGTGGTTGTATTTATGGACCGCAGCGAAAGGTGGCCTGGAGAATCCTTGATGCCCAATACTTCGGAGTGGCACAACGACGCCGACGCGTGTTTGTTGTCGCAAGTGCTCGAACAGACCTCGATCCCGCAACGGTACTTTTTGAGTTCGAAGGCGTGCGCCGGAATATTGCGCCGAGCAGAGGCGAGGGGAAGGAAACTACCAGATATACTTCAGACATCGCTATCAGATCTTGCGATGATACAAACATAGTTGCCATGGCACATGGGCAAGGAGGGGCTGAGATAAAAACCGATAATTCGGCACCAACTTTGACATGTAACCATGAAGCACCAATTGTATTGCTCGGCGACGGTAGAATGCGCCGTCTTACCCCTGTCGAATGTGAAAGGCTGCAAGGTTTTCCTGATGGACATACATTGATCCCTACGGAAAAGCGTAAAAAAGTTTCTTCAGATGAACTGGCATACCTTCGCAAAAACTCTCCTGATTTGAACGAAGAAGAGGCTGCAATGCTTGCAGCTGACGGACCGCGTTACAAAGCGATCGGCAATAGTATGGCGATACCAGTAATGCGCTGGATTGGCGAGCGGATAACCAAGGCTGCATGTCGGCAGAATGAAGGGCGTGAAACAAAAGAGCGAAAAGTTAAACCAGCGGCAGAATTCGAACGGTCCATATTCAAATGGGCTGGTGGAAAATTTGGTGTTCTGGAACAAATCTTTCGCTATTTGCCAGAAGGGAAGCGCCTGATTGAACCTTTCGTCGGTGGTGGAGCTGTCTTCATGAATGCCGGATACCAGGAAAATCTGCTAAATGATGTGAATGCTGACCTGATTAACTTTTACAAGACTCTGCAACGCGAGGCGCATTCACTTATCACTCTGGCACATCGGTTCTTCCAGGACTACAACACCCAGGAGGGATTCCTGGCAGTACGGAATGCGTTTAACAAACAAGTCTATGATGATTTACATCGCGCAGCGGCGTTTTTGTTCCTGAACCGACATTGTTTTAACGGATTGACGCGTTACAACCAGGCCGGTGAGTTCAATGTCGGTTATGGGAAGTATAAAACTCCGTATTTCCCATTACAGGAGATGGAAGCCTTCCTCGGTGCGGAAGGGCGTTCTGAGTTTGTATGTGGTGATTTTGCTGCGGTGATTGAAGCTGCCGGAGAAGGAGATGTCATCTTTTGCGATCCGCCGTATGAACCGCTCCCAAATACAGAGGGATTCACGAACTATTCCGGTCATGACTTTAAGTTTGAAGAGCAAAAACGCCTGGCATCTCTGTTGACGGATGCTCATCGCCGAGGTGCAAAGGTTCTCATTACTAACAGTGGCGCGCCAAACATCAGAGAACTTTATCAGGACAGTGGCTTCAGAGTGGAACCTCTTTTTGCCAGACGTTCTGTGTCTTGTAAGGGGGACACTCGAGGTGTTGCTCATGACGTTATAGCAATATTGCTCTAATAAATTTATTAGTGTAATATCGCCTCAATGAATCGTGATTTATAGAGCGATTTAGCTGTTAGCCGCGACAGGCGCGGCGGCAAGTATGGCGGGGTAGTGACTCCTTCCCCCTCATGACGCCGAGTTGCCAGGTTGACCATACGCCTAAGTGGCAACACCGAAGTGCGTTACGAGCTTCCAGTTTGCCCATCTTCGGGTGGGCGTTTTTTTCAGGGTTTTCGTCATGGTTAGCGACTTTGCGGCGGTTTAGAAACTGACCATTAAAGTAAATGCAAACGATGATCTGATGATGGTAGCGGCCTAAGAAGCCAGACGCCACGGGGTATGAGTCGTCCCCCGTCAAAAAATCGACCGCAGAGTGTCCCCGTCTGTGTATTAGGGAACGGGGAGGCACAACAGGTAAGGGCGCTGGTGTGATTAACCAGATGAACGAGAAGGGGCCATCTGTTGGTCAGCGTCCTTTCCTGTTGCGTCTTCTTTTCAGCGTAACAGCGGTGCTTAACAGCACTTTGGGTACAGTTCCACGAATTTACGGGTATATCCCGTCATGCTGAAAGCGCTAATCACGCTGGAAGCCAGGGTTATGCATCCCCTGTTACCGAATTGCAGCCAGGGCGCGGTGCGCCGAAAAGCATACGGAGGTGGAAGCCCTCGCCGGAGACGTACCCGGCAAGTGATGGTGTAGCTCAGCGGTTAGAGCGGTTGACTGTTAATCAACGGGTCGATGGTTCAAATCCATCCACCATCGCCAATGCCGGTTTAGCTCAGTTGGTAGAGCGCCTGCCTTGTAAGCAGGATGTCAGCGGTTCGAGTCCGTTAATCGGCACCAGCACAACAGGTAAGGGTATTTTGCGACGTCGGAGATCGCCGAGCTTGGCAGAGGGTTCGAATCCCTACGAAGTACCCTTACCGTTGTGATGAATGCGCAGGCTGATGCGCGAAAGACATTGCAGCTATTGCGGAAAAGAGCTGTTCGGCGGGGCAATTAAACGCCCGTGAGAGTCTGAAATAACCGCAAGCCGGAGATCAGCACCGGTCATCACAACACAACAGGTAAGGGCATTCTCCCTTATGGGGCTTGGCTTAAATGCATCGAGTGCTCTTACCGTTGTGATGAAGTGCAGCTCTTTGAAGCAACCAGAAGATAAGCATCTGGCTTCACAACATAAACCGCAGGAACGACCAATAAACGGTAGTCCGTATGGAGAACACCCCGTTGAGGAAGAGGCCTGGCCGGAACCGTAACCGGCACTACAACGTTGAGAACACTGGCGTAACGGGGTCATATCCCAATCTACGAATAAATGTTGCGTTGCAGCGTGACAACCAGTGTTCTCAACATTGTGGTGAATGCACAGGCTGATGTGCCGCAACTACAGTAGTGCGCGCTTTGCGGGGCTTGCTACAACCCTGTGTCGGAGTTCAGCACCGACCATCACAGTTTGATTCTCTGGCATGAGCATAACGCTGAAATAAGTCCAGCCTGGTGCGGCCCGATCACCCGCCGTTAGCTCCACGAAACGGAGCACGTAACAGGTAAGAGCATTCTCCTGTAACGGGTTCATATCCCAATCTACAGGTCCACCAAGAATGCTCTTTCCGTTGCGGTGAATGCGGCTAAGCGCACGCGGGGAAATGGTTATATCAGTCCATTCATTTCTCCTTGTTTCCCCGTCCACGGTGGATAACCAGCCAAAGGACACCGGGAGGCACCCGGCACCGCAGCTTTTTTATTCGTTAAATAATGGAGTGAGAGGATGCAGAACAATCCGAACAAATGTCGAACGCTATGGGTGCGGTTATATATTTATGCCGTCCTCTGTTTGATTGTGTCACTGGTTCTGTATGTTTGGCTTTTGCCAAATATGATCTCATCTAACAGCACAATACTTGTATTGTTGGGAGTCCTTCTCGCGCTCATTTACCCGGCTTTCGCAGTAGTCTTTTTTCGTGAAAAAACCAGGAAATTAATTAATGAAAAAAACGTTGATTAGTGCAGCGATTATTTTGGGTTCTTTATGTCTGACCGGATGCGATCGGGTAGAGCCAGGTAACGTAGGGATCAAAGTAAATAAGCTGGGGGATGATAAAGGTATCGGTGAAGTAGTTGGCGTTGGTCGCTACTGGACAGGCTTGAATACTGAAGTTTATATCTTCCCGACCTTTAAGCAAATGAAGACATACGATGAGCCGTTCAGCTTCCAGATGAGCGACGGAACAACCATTGGTTACCACATCGGCGTAGCCTACAAGGTTGATCCAGCAAAAGTCACAACGGTATTTCAGACCTATCGTAAAGGTGTAGATGATATTACTGATACCGATCTACGCCAGAAGGTTGCAGATGCTCTGAACCGGTTAGCCAGCAAAATGACCACCGACAAATTTATCGACGGTGGCAAATCTGAATTGCTTGATGCAGCCCTTAAAGACATTCAGGAAGAAATGACGCCAATCGGCATTCAGGTGATGAGCCTCTCTTATGTAGGTAAGCCAGAATACCCGCCAACAGTTATTGACAGTATTAACGCCAAAGTCACGGCAAACCAAAAAACCCTGCAACGCGAGCAAGAGGTCAAACAACGTGAAGCAGAGGCCAACATGCTGCGCGCGGAAGCTGCCGGACAGGCTGATGCTATTCGCACAAAAGCCCAGGCCGAAGCTGATGCCATTCGTTTACGTGGTGAAGCTCTGCGCCAGAACCCCGGTGTTATGGAGTTGGAAGCGATCAACAAATGGAACGGTACATTACCGCAGTATATGACCAGTAATACCGCTGTTCCGTTTGTTCCGGTGAAATAAAAGCGTAAGCAAAATTGGCAGTAATACGGCCCTTTAGCTCAGTGGTTAGAGCTGGCGACTCATAATCGCACGGTCACCGGTTCAAGTCCGGTAGGGGCCACCATATTTGGTTGTAACACGGCGTCTGGCACATGCGTCGTTAGCGGTCTGGTGACGTTAAAGGGGTTACCTTTTCCCCTAGCTCAGGCAACAAACCAGGTAGCCGGAATGTGCAAGCCCCGTTCATAGCGTCGGACTGCGGATTCACCATCTTGGCGATTCGGTGTGACAGCCGGGAAGAGTCCGGCGAATTAATCCTGATTTTCTGGTGATGACTCATATCGTTAGGAGTGATTTGAGTATGCCGATTATATCTGACATTCAGCACGCTTGGGTGGAGTGCTAATGTCTGCATCCCCTCTTGAATCCATGCCAAATTCCCTTAGTGCAGAACAAGCTGTACTTGGTGGCTTAATGCTTGATAACTGCCGCTGGGATGAAGTGGCAGATCGTATAGTTGCTGATGATTTTTATACCAATGCTCATCGTGAAATTTTCAGTGAGATGGAGAGGTTATTAAGTCATGGCAAACCGATTGATTTGATAACACTTGCTGAAGCACTTGAACAGAACGGTAAATTAGAACGCGCCGGTGGTTTTGCGTACCTTGCGGAGATGTCAAAGAACACGCCCAGCGCGGCAAATATTTGTGCTTATGCGGATATCGTTCGTGAACGCGCGGTTGTTCGTGAAATGATTTCCGTCGCAAATGAAATAGCTGAAGCTGGATATGCGCAGGATGGCCGGGGCAGCAATGAATTGCTGGATATGGCCGAGCGCCGCGTTTTTGAAATAGCTGAAAAACGACAAAAGAGCGGTAGTGATCCAAAAGATATCGCCAGCATTCTCGATGCAACGGTATCTCGCATAGAAGAGTTGTTTCAGCGACCACATGATGGTGTAACGGGGCTTGATACGGGATTTACCGATCTCAATAAGAAGACGGCAGGGCTTCAGCCGTCCGATCTCATCATTGTCGCCGCCCGCCCATCTATGGGGAAGACCACGTTTGCGATGAATCTCGTCGAAAATGCCGCAGTTCGTAACGATAAGCCCGTATTGGTTTTTAGCCTTGAGATGCCGAGCCACCAGCTGATGATGCGCTCACTGGCTTCTCTTGCACGCGTTGATCAGACTCGTATTCGGACAGGGCAACTTAACGACGAGGATTGGGCGCGGGTTTCTGGCGCAATGGGTATTCTGTTGGACAAGCAGAATATTTTTATTGATGACTCAAGCGCCCTGACGCCGACAGAGCTACGTTCCCGCGCTCGTCGTGTTTATAAAGAAAATGGTGGTTTGAGCATGATTATGATCGACTACCTGCAACTTATGCGCGTCCCCGAGCTGCAAGATAACCGAACGCTGGAAATTGCCGAGATTTCTCGCTCACTGAAGGCGTTGGCGAAGGAATTACAAGTACCGGTGGTGGCATTGTCACAACTTAATCGATCGCTTGAACAGCGTGCGGACAAACGACCGGTAAATTCAGATTTACGTGAATCAGGAGCAATTGAGCAGGACGCAGACCTGATTATGTTTCTGTATCGCGACGAAGTTTATCACCCGGATAGCGAAATGAAGGGCATTGCCGAGGTAATTATCGGAAAGCAACGAAATGGCCCAATTGGCACGGTGAGATTGGCTTTTAACGGCCAATACTCACGGTTTGATAACTATGCCGGTGCTGACTGGCAAGAGGATTATTAATGCAATGGAATGAGGAAAAGCCGATGAACATCCTGATCATTGGGCGAAAATTTGCAGCCATCAGTGATGTGAAAACATATACGGAAATGTGGTCTTATAACCTGGCCTGCGCCTTTAGTGAGGCAGGGGTAACATTGCAATACCATCGTCCATATTCCCCTGGCGTCGAAAGCCCGGAGGATTATGTTGAAGCTGTGTTGACCGCTGCGCTCTCGTGTTCTGCGAAAGCCATTTTAGCGCCAGGATTGCGGTATTTTACTACGGTGCCCAGGGAAATAGGCGTGCAACTGCGTCGTCGATTCACTGGATGGGTAGCTCAGGTATACGACGGTTCTATGCTGGATTCGGCACCAGTTGATATTACTTTTACTGTCCGCGATGATACCTGGCGGTACCTGGATAATCCCGGCAGGTTAGAGCGTCATAATCGCTTTAACAAACATGTTGGATGGGCAGCGAATCAGGAGCTGTTCCATCTGGAAACCAAAACAGACGATGTTCTGCGTATTTTTGTAGACCACGCTGCATTTGATGTTAGTGGGTTTGATCACTCCTTAAGTATCCTTATGAACCTTCAGCGTCTGACTGTTCCGTATGAGGCCAGAACGTTGACCGATGACGGATTGGTTACCATTGATCCGGGGAATATTTCGGTAACTCCATACAGACGGACGCCGGTACCAGCAACCGAATTTGCAGCTGAATTGCGTAAGAGTGACGTTTTTATCGTTACGCATCCCGAAAGCCTTGGATTAACTGTTCTTGAGGCGGCAATGTGTGGGGCGTTGATATTAACGCCGTCCGATTGCCTTCCGCCAGATCGCCTGGCTTTGGTGAACCATATGGTTATCAAGTCGCGGATTGATTGGGATGAGGTGATTGCTCGCGTTGATCGCCTGAAAAATGCTGAAAAGGTCCAGTGTCACACCTGGTCGGCAATCGCGGAAAAGATGCTTGAAACGTTTATCACGCAGAAACCGTCGTGCGGTAACGGATAAAAATTGAACCCATTATAAAAGAAAAGCCCGATCGCCGGGCTTTTCTTAAGCCTTGTCAACAGAGACTTGAGCGGCTTTTATGGATAGATTCCCGCTGGCCTCTATCGCCATACTTCCCCCCGCCTTCAGGGCGACATCCGCGCCTGACTTTATATCGAGATTTCCTGCGGAAGAGATGAATGCCGGACCTTGAGAAATGGCATATAACTCCCCGGCCTCGTTGAACCCGATTGTTGTTCCACTTTTCAAGTGCGTAACGGCCCAGGCTCCGCCCGCCGTCCGGACCTCCATTAGTCCGTTCCGCGACGAAATAAAGTCTTTTTTGGCGCTGGTTGATGGTTGTGCTGGTGCACCTTCGACTTCAGGCGGTACATAGCCTTCACCTTGTCCTGACGCTTCAGGAGGCACATTGGGAGCACCACCGGATGCATCCTGGGCATAACCGATTATCAATGGCCATCGAGAATCCCCATTGTAGGGAAATTCTACCCATACTTTATCGCCGGGCAGAAATGGTGAAAACGTGTTTGCATTGGACAATATAGCTTCTGCCCACGGCAATGAGGCATCTGGTAACCCATCCATCATGCCGACAACGCGTATTTGTGTACGCATCAGACCTTTAGGGTCATCGACGCTTACCACTACAGCCCGATACTTCCCTGTCAAACTACCCATTCACCACTCCTAACTGTGCTCGGCTGACAAAACGGAAGCGGTCTTCGAAATGAGTCACGGACATCACTATCATTTTGTCAGGGATAGATTCATCGAGTTCTCCGTCACCTGCCGTGTTATGCACGACAATTTTCAGCGTCGTACCCGGAGTTAGCGCGGCATTTCCTTCCACCAGCATATCGAGGCGGGGGAGAATAAATTTGTTGTAGTTCGCCAGCGCGGTAGGATCGGGATTGCTCGTAAATTTAATGGGGTCTTCCTGGTTACCTGAGTAAACCACACCTTTGGTCATGTCATAACTGGCCATTCTGTAATTGTGGCGGCGCTGGTATTCATAATCGGCATTCAGGATGTTGAACTGACTAATTGTAAATCCGGATGTGTTGGGATTGGCGGACTCATAAGTAAGCGATGGAGCGGCGTTTGCCATTTTTTCCATACTTTTAAAATTGATCGTCCCCCTGGATGCCCAGCACATAGAACCGGTATCGCGGGCTATCTCCTGCAATACCTTGGTCGGTTTTTCTCCAACATTTAGGTGGTATGTGGATGTTTTTCTGAATGAATCAGCATTTACCTTCAGACCAGGGGCAAGAGTGGAAACTACGGCTGATGGGGGCTTATCAACAAAATACTGTGCGCTGGTGGACGGAACTTTCAATAACCGCACCGGGTTACTAAACGCGTAAATCAGTACGGTATCGTCCTTGCGCGGCGCTTTAAGAACGAAGAACTCTTCCGAGAACAGGATGCCGCCATGACCTTCCGGATCACCAAGTGAAACAGTCAGTATTGTTCCAAATTTCACCCCCAGCTTATTGACCACGTAAGCCGTTGAATCCCTGACCATGAGCATTAGCTGGGGACCAGATAGCTCCCCGGGTTCGACATAGGTACATCCTACGATCATTTCGCGAGGGATTTCGTTCTGCCCAATTGAAACAGATTGCAGGAATAGCTGAGTGCGTTTTGAATCAGTTTCCGGGGCTGTGGTGGTCTTTGTGGCCATCTCATTCCTCCAGAATTTTCGCTTTTACCGTTATGGTGCCGGTGGTTTGCTGCATATAAGCCAGGATAGGAAGCTCCGCCACTACTGTGAGGTTCAATCCAACCGCGAACAGCCTGTTGTCGGCGGTGCCGGTGGTCAGATCCTGAAATGCGATTGATTTTTGCCCTTCTATGTAACAGGTAACCGGTATCTCATAACCGCCGACATTGGCAGTGTGAGTGAAAGATGCCTGCCCGAGGCTGGCATACATTCGTAGCCAGAATGCTAATGCAGTTGTAACCATCCCAAGAGATTCCTTCTCGTCACTGGCTATCCATAGCGAATATTCCAGTGAGAAAGGGATAGTCGATACCAGGGCTTCAATCTCATCATTTTCATTGGTGACATGCCCTTCATCGTAATTATCCCGGCACAGTTCACCCTCATAAATTGAAAATGCGGGAGAACGAGACAGATTCACAAGCGGCATTGCCAGCTTATTTACCGGGCCAGCAGAGGCTGTATCTTTGCGCCCGGCGCGATCGGCTTCAAATGACGACAACCACTCCTTCACATCACTAAAAGTGCCGAGCGTTATGCGATCTCTTGGTGTGCGTTTCAGGAACTCCCGGAACGACTGGTTAATGCGATCATTAAAGCTGACAACTTGTGAGTCGAACGCTTCGTTTAAAGCCTGTGCGAGCGCCGAATCAATGCCATCAATAGTGGCAAATTCCAGCTTACCAGTTGGAGTAAGACCTTTTTTCTTAAAGATGGCCAGTAGCCATTCCTGATTATTCAGAATCACCGATGAAATTCCCTTCAAAGGCGCGTGAAGGCACGCAATAAAACAAACTGCCTACCCTGGCAGTGCCGTAATTGAATATTTTATGGATGTACCAGAAGCGGCGAATGGTTGTGCCGTCTGACAGCTGTTCCAGCCATTCGAGCATAGAACCCACTGGCACATTGACGGCAGCTAACCGAAGGATTAAAGCACTGTCGCTAATTCCCGTATTATCACTGCCGTCGTATAGCGCGTAGAAGGCGTCCATCTCATCCGGGCAGTCGAGGGCCGTTATCAGTTCTGGATCCTGATAGTCATATATGCGTTGGTTCGGTTCTATTATTTCAGGTGCCGTTTCAGGTGCATTTTTGTTTCTGTAAGGTATTGCGCGATACAGAACTGCATCGAATGAGTCAGGGTCTAGCTTGATTGCTTTGAGCCAGTCCATCCGCACAAGGTTATTAAAAACTGCATGACCTTGATAACGGTGGCGCACACCAGAATCACTAAGCAGGCCGTGATCCAGATTGGGAAGGTGATTGTCCTCCACAGGATCAACAATATTACCAACGTTAACACCATCGGTTTCGATTTCAGCATCAATATCTTCCTCTTCAATCAGTTCAGAATCTTCGCCTGGAATATCCGGATCCGATTCGGTGTCCGGGAGGTTATCACCAGTCACTTGTTGTGATGGTTCTGTGTCCTCAAACATGTCATCAAAGAAACCAGCCATCGATTATCCTTTCCGTTTACGGGCTTCGTTAATTTGTGTCTCAAGAATGCTTCGCGCCTGCGCGGTGGCAGCGGCCTTGTCCATTCCCTGACTCATGAAAAACTTTATGAGGTTGTTCGCCTGCGTTTGCAGGGCTTTTTTGAGAGCGTCGGCTTCAGCGCGAGCCTGGGCTTCCCTCACCCGCGAGGCTTTTAGTTCGGCATTCTTCCTGTTTGCCGTGGTGCGAGCTTTTTTTAACAACCGGCGAACGTTGTCCGTGGCGCTATCTTTGGCGCGTAGTTTTTTGCCTAATGCATCCTGAGATTTCAGATATAACTCATACTCACGCGCCGCTTTAGCCTGATCCGTCGTTGTTGTCCGGTTGCGCGCGAGCGATTTAGCCAGTTCGCCTTTGAAATAGGTTGTTGTCTTCCGCTTGTCATCGCCGAAGGCTACCTGTTCAGCTGCTTTTTCCAGGGCAATAATGATGGCCTTGTGCCATGTGGGAGACTGAAAACGCGTCATAGCGTGCAACACATGTTTGCAGGCTACACCAGTCAGATCAGGGTTGCGGATCTTGGGGAATGCATACTCTTTTGGCGGCGCGACAGCATAGTTACCAGCAGTGGCCATATAACGATACCAGTATTGATGGCGTCCACAATCACAGTCGAAAGATACCCGCCCCTTGCAGAGATCGGCAGCGATTCGGGCTTTTTTCGCACCGTCTTCAGCAATTTCCTCAACGGCTTTATCCCATTCCTCAAATCGAATTCTGACACGGTGATGCTGGTGGACCGACTCATCCGAGGCATTAACAGATATCAATGCAAGGTTGTGTTTTAGCCCGAGGAATGTCGCGGCTTTGATCCCTGTGCCATCAGAAACCTTGTTGTTAGCGCGTTTTATATCAATGCTGGTGGACTGCGCCACCAGCTGAGCATAGGTAATGCCGGGTACCGTGCTCTTGAATTTGGTTTTATGAGCCTGCCTTGAGGTGTTGAAACTGCGTATATCTTCGGGCGTAAAGTAGGTGCCATCTTTCTTTTTCCCAAGGCTGAGGAATGCCTCAAGTTCGCGGTTACGCATCCCCATAATCCTTGGGGTGAGTGTACGTCGCGCGTTTCGCCGATTCTGACGCTGCTGTTTACGGATAAGATCGAAGACCTTGTTAAAGTCTTTTGCACTTAATCCATCGGTCTGATAGCGACCAAGGTTGTCGCGAGCATATTCAGTTGGCATTCAATTCCCTTACGCAATGGATAATGTCCCTATTACCTGGCCGTCGTATTGGAAATGGCGAATCATTTCGCGGATCCAGGTGGCAGGTGGGAGTTTTAATTTTTTGCCAACAGTCATACCCTGAGACTCATCCTCAAGCCCGGCGGCGAGCGTCACAACCCAGCGTAGCTCTGCTATGCCCCACATACGGTAAGCCAGCAAATCCGGGCGATATTGCTCATCGGGAAGAACGTAATAAATCGTCAGATTCTTGTCGTTCGATTCACACATAAGCATCACCTCTTTGCGCAGCTCTGCCCTGAGTATTGGATCGGCTATGTTGCGGTCGTCATACCGCGACAGAGGATATTGCCGGGTGCTTTGGGTTGTAGTGATTGATGTAGCCATAGTCAGCCTGCCAGAAATAGATGATGGTGATTCTACTGCTAGTCATTTGTTGAATATTTAACTTAATAAAAGAAAATTATTAGTGCAATTTTAATTGTGGAATGTATCATTCTGCCCTTAAGTAGGTTCTTCACGAGGAAACAAAATTGGCAGAACGTGTTGATGATGCAGAGCTGAGCATGAATCAGTTAGAAGCTCTCAAAGACATGGCCATCGATAACATCAGAAAGCAGGCACAGGTCGTGAGCCAGGTATTTACAGGGAAGTGTCGTTACTGCAATGAATCGATTGAATCAGGCATTTATTGTGACGCTGAATGTGCGCAATGGCACAGGGAAGAGCAGGCCGCAAAACAGCGTAAATATGGCATGCGACCGGCAGGATTTGACTGATTATGTTGCGCTTTACTGAGGAAGAGTTTCAGGCTTTTAGTGAGCGTCGAAATAAGGGGCGGCCCAGGCCAAAAACCAAAAAGGATCCATTCTTATCGCTTGCGCCGGTAAAAGAAGTTTCTCCACATGCGAAGGCACTTGCAGCACTTGCAAAGAACCCAGACCTTCGCGACGGAAATTGCGAGCACTTCGAGCAGGTTTTCATTTTTGATTACTTCGAACGCAAGCACCCTGACATCTATGAGCTGTTGCATGCAACGCCTAACGGAGGGAAACGTTCAAAAGCAACCGCCGGGAAAATGAAGGCTGAAGGGCAGAAAAAAGGTTATCCGGACATGAGTCTCGATAAAGCATGCGGTATTTATCACGGCATGCGAATTGAGCTTAAAGAACCAAATGGTAAAGCCCCGACGAAAGAGCAGATCGCCTGGATGCGCAGGCTTAGAGAGGAAGGTTACTACGTCGTTCTTGCGTATGGTGCAGAACAAGCGATAACCGCCATCCTGGAATACATAAGCCTTAAAAAGGGTGAGGCTATTGAGCATGTATTGAACGGCGACAAGTGGTTGTATGCTGCTTAAAATAATAAATTAATTAGTACATATGCGCCATTTGATATAGCGCACATTAACATCGGGAGAATAGTCGTGTCATCCAAGGCTAATTATGAATCGCTGGCATCGATCATGCCGCGTAATGAACAGGAAACAGATGCTGTAGTGGACCCTGTAATCGCTGAAATGAATGCTCGCCTGGAGGCTGAATTTGCAGCTGAGAATGAACATACCACCCAGGGCGACTAGGACTGTTTTTTGTGTCGGTAGCGGTCCGTCACTCACTCGTGAGGACTGTGCTGCTATAGAAAAAACTGGCTGTTCAATCATCGCGGTTAACAATTCCTGGCAGATGTTCGATGACATTTATGCCTTATACGCCGGTGATTTGTCATGGTGGAAGCAATACGGATCCACCATACCGGGAGGGAGATTCCGCAAAGTGACAGCCAACCTGGCGGCGGCGAAATCATTTTCGTTGGAGTACAGGCGATATTGTGGACCGGCGGAAGGGGTAAATAGCGGCGCGCAGGCTATCAGTCTGGCTGCTGAATCAGGGGCTGAAGTAGTGGTATTAGTCGGCTATGACTGTTCTCTGCAAAACGGCCTTCATTGGCATGGCGCGCACCCTCAAGCCCTACGGAATCCAACGCAGGTGTCTATTTCAAAATGGCAACAGCAGTTCCTGGATACCCGCAAAAAACACGCAGATTTACATATTTTGAATGCAAGTAGGAGCAGTGCAATTCAATGTTTCCCAAGAATAAATTTAGAGGCAGTGATCGCGTTATTATCGTCGGCAGTGGCCCAAGCGCCGCAAACTTTGTTGCGCCGCGCGGAGTGCCGATTATAGCGGTCAATGGGGCCATCGACTGGCTGAACCGCGCTTCTTATTTTTTCACACTTGATCCATCGCCAGACAATATGCGGCGCGTTGGTCGTGGCCGCCGTCGCCGTGGTGTTTGTTATTGCATGGCACTACCCGATGTTAAAGAACGTGAAGTCAGAGACGGCGTTCTGTGCTTCCGTCGTGTGGCTGAACGTGGCATGGAGCCAAAAAATACGAATTCTCCCGAGTGGTGGGCGTGGCGCTGGTCCGCACATTTCGGACTTTGCGAAGATGAGAATGAAATTGCCAGCGGCAATAGTGCATATGGCGCTCTGAACCTGGCTTTCCATATCGGATTCAAACATGTCGCCCTGGTGGGCGTTGACGCTACACAAGAACCACGCGTTCACTCCGGCGGCACGCCAAAAAATCTAAGTCACCTGCCTTTGTTATTCCAGTCTGCGCGTGAACGGATTGACGTTGTTTCATGCGGGAAAATGGGAGGTATTCCGCAGATGACTCTTAAAGAATGGCTGAAGAATACATGATGGCACCCACAATTTATCACCGTATCGACGGTACCAAATACAGGAATGTCTGGGTTGTTGGTGATCTGCATGGTTGCTACACCAGACTGATGTCCGAACTCCATCGTGTGGATTTTGACCCGGCGCAGGATTTACTGATATCGGTCGGCGACCTTATCGATCGCGGTACTGAAAATGTCGAATGTCTGGAACTATTGCAGATGCCCTGGTTCAGGGCAGTGATGGGGAACCATGAGCGGCTGATGATTGATGCGTTAAGTCCAGATGGCAACGTGAATAACTGGCTAATGAATGGCGGACAATGGTTCTTCATGCTGGACACTGATCAGGAAATATTAGCCTGGGCGCTGGTGGAGCTGGTAAAGCGTCTGCCCTATATCATTGAGTTGAACACCGGGCAAGAAACTATCGTTATAGCCCATGCCGACTATCCGGATAATGAATACCAATTCGGTAAGGAGGTGCCGCTTTTCAACGTTGTCTGGGCGCGCGAGCGTATCAGTGATTCGATGGATGATATTGGTGGCGAAATTTCGGGCGCAGATCGTTTTATCTTTGGTCACACTCCGGTGAAAAGCCCGAAGACATTCTGGAATCAGCAGTATATCGACACTGGTGCCGTATTTTGCGGAAACCTGACATTGATGAAAGTGAAAGGTGATGGTGCAGCATGAAGATTGCTTTAGTTTTTCGCTCTGGTGGTGACTATAACGCTTCCGATGTGCAGTGGCTGGTTAATCAACTGCCAAAAGGCTATGAAATTATTTGCCTGACAGACCTGAAGCGTTTACATGTACCTGGCGTCAAAGTTGTCCCATTGATCAACCAGTGGCAAAAGTGCCGTGGCTGGTGGGCGAAAATCGAGTTGTTCCGACCGGATATAACCGATGATCTGTTCTATCTGGATTTGGACACGGTTATTGCCGGTGATATACGCCCAATCCTAGAGCATCCACCAACCAGCTTCACCATGCTTAGGGATTTTTACCATCCACAATATCGTGGCAGCGGTGCCCTGTGGATACCAAATAGTGTTAAAGCGCATATCTGGAGTGCATTCTGGCAAGATCCGGAAGGTTGGATTTCTCGTTGTGTCACTACTGAGTGTTGGGGTGACCAGGGGTTCTTACGAAAGGTTATGGGCGATGATACACCAGCATTTCAGGATCTGTATCCGGGATGGTTTGTAAGTTACAAGGCCGATGTTGTGGAACCTGGTTCGAAATATGCGAGCGCGCGTTACTCCAGGGGGAATGGGGCATTACCAAAAGACTGCCGAATAATCTTTTTCCACGGCAAACCGCGACCTCGCGAAGTGTCAGAGGATTGGCTTCCCCTTATCAGCTCATTTTTTGAGCGAGCATCAGAATAATATTGCTCTAATAATTCCATATTTTTAAAACGTGATGTACACTCATCACGTTTTTTATTAGAGCAATCTACAAGGTGCACTATGTGGCCATTCCGACGGAAATATCACTACTGGCTGATCGCCTTTGTTACGCCGACCGGCGGTATCAGGCATGTCATCACCAGGTATCGCAACAAGAGACTCACCTTAGCCAGAATTTTACAGGCTGCCATAGGTGAGGGACTGGATACAAATTGCGTAGTCCTTCCACCTTCATACTTAGGAAAAATGACCGAAGCACAAGCTAATACGGAACTTTGAAATGAGCACTTCAGCACAAAACCAATCAATCGAAAATGTATCTATCCCTGATGTCCTGAATGCCGGTATCCCGGCCATTATCCAGAACATCCGGGCCGCGCAACGCCGCGTTAGTTGTGATGACCTCACAGCACGTTTTTTTGATAATGCGGTTCAGTCAGCGGAGATGCTTCACGCACAGCTTATTGATGTTTATAACGCAGAAGCTGATAGCCATAACTCCCTGGTCGATGCAGCTGAAAATATGCAGTTGGATCTCGGTCTGAAGGGTAAAGAAATTGAAGAGCTTCAGCTGCAAATTGAACATTTGAAACGCCAGCAACAGGACGCGATCGACGATGCGACGCATGACGCCAACCAGCGTGCTGATAATGCCGAACGTATAAGCATTGAGCTGGAAACAAAACTCAATGAAATGACCGCGATGGTTGAACTGCGGAACTCACAGATTTCAACGCTAAAATCTCAATATAAAGAGATCATGAAACTTGATCCTTTTAACCTTGAGAAACGCTATAACAAAGCTAAAAGCGAGCGACAGGAACTGCGTAAGCAGGTCGCCGACCTTAACCAACAGCTCAAAAAAACTATTAAAGATGCAAGCGAAGCGCGCGTGGCATTTGCTAATAAAAAAGCAGAGGTTACCGCGCTGGTTAATGAGAATGCCAAATTTGCGACGCTCAAGAAGGAAATGTATGGCATTACTGAGCGCCGTTTCCCTGCAAGCAAACTTCACCCGACGTTAGGGCAAATCTCCTTCTTCCCGCGCCTCCTGGCTTATGGGATCTCATCGCCTAAAGAGTTCAATAACGAGCGTCCTTATATCGTTTCTAAGCTGGACTTTGCTTATCAGTTCTGCTGCGACATGGGCTATGCCATTGATATCCGGATCAACGAATGGTTGATGCCAAACTTCCAGCCGTTGGCCATTTTCCGCGAGTTCCAGCCGGAAGGTTGGGTAGAGTTCTTCCATGAATTGATCTGTAAAGAGATGGAAAGCCGCCGCCCGGAACTGGTCCGTCGAGTTGAGTGGGCGCAAGAGGTTATGTTGGCAGATGCAGAGCTGCCGTTCGAACCGGAATTCATTGATGATCTGGCAACTAAAGGGCTGCATACCCTGTTTGATGTGGTTACCCGCCGTCATGAGCAGTTGGTTGTCGAATTGAGTTTAGAGGAAACTGCGGCAAGAAGACTTCTCGATGTTTGCTATGCACGTAGCGATGCATGGGAAAAAGAGAACGGCGGCACTATTTACGTTCGCTGATAGTTACAGTGTCACTTTTAATGCTGGTGGAGTGCGTCCCACCAGCATTTTTTTCGTCCAATGAGGAGGGCATTTGAGTATTTTCAATAAACACGCACACCAGGAACGTCCGTATATCGTCATAGTCGATATTGATGGAACAATATCGGAGGCAACGGAAGACAGACTGCATTTGCTTCCGCCACCAGGTAAAGGTGCATTAACAAAGGACTGGAACGAGTTTAATCTCGCCTGTGACACTGATACTCCCATAACTCCAGTTATTGATATTGTGCGCCAGTTATTTAACGTTTACACGGTCTGGTTTGTAACCGGGCGCTGTGAGATCGCAAGGGATAAAACACGAGCCTGGCTGCGGAAGTACGTAACAAACGGGGCTGAGCCTTTGCTATCTATGCGTCCTGCCACCGATGACAGAAATGACGGCCCAGCAAAGATTGATCTCCTTAAGAAAATTGGTCTAAGTAAAATCGCGTTCGCGCTGGAAGATAAGATTGAAGTGGCGCGTGTTTTCAGGAGACACGGCGTGCTTACGTTAATGGTCAGGGAGTATGAAAATGCGCTTCTTCATCAGCAGTAATTGCTCTAATAAATCTTGATTTTTAAAGCAGGGAAAGTGAAAATAAAAACATGCCGCAAGGCGCGGCATGTATCTAATCAATCACAGGAGCTGAAAATATGAACACGGCATTCAAAATCATTATGGCCGCGATCTATTTCTGGCTGTTCTCTATCACTTTTGGCGGCATCGTCGCGCATGGGTAAGGGGGATGCATGAAAGGCGAAGTGAAAGAGCGCGGCATGATTTTCAACGATGAGATGGTCCGGGCCATCCTCGAAGGAAGGAAAACGCAGACGCGGCGGATAATGAAAAATCAGCCTGCGGAAGTTGGTCCAGAAGCACCAGTGATGGTTAGAAAAATTGGTGCAGGTTTTCAGTGGTACGGGGCTGATGGTGTAAGCAGTGTTTTCAATTGCCCCTTTGGTATCGTCGGCGATCGAATTTGGGTTCGTGAAACATGGGCGATATTAGGCAATGAGGATGGTTGCAGTGTGGACTGGAACGACAACCTTTGTCGTGGCGATGAGAAGAGCGCAGCAAGGATTTATCGGGCCAGTTGTGAGCAAAAGCCTGGTGATTACGGCTTATGGTCGATACCCGATGATGCCGACTGGAAACCTCACACTGTGAATGAAAAGTTTGATGGTGGGTGGCGTCCATCAATTCACATGCCGCGATGGGCATCACGCATTCTGTTGGAAATTACCAACGTGCGCGTTGAGCGGTTGAACGATATCAGCGAATGCGATGCAGGGGCTGAGGGCGTTCCGCCTGCTGGAAGTTTGCTTCCTGATTACCCGGGAACATTCCTTACTCCCAATGGGGACTTCGCAATGGCAAAGGTTGCGTTCCAGCGTCTGTGGGAGTCCATCTACGGCGAAGAAAGCTGGAGTGCTAATCCCTGGGTTTGGGTAATCGAGTTTGAGCGTATTCAGTAGGGCGAGCGTATGCAATCAGTTATTTGTGAGGAAGTCGGCCTGAATAAAGCATCCCCAGCAGAGTTAAGAGCAAGTCTCGAAATGGCGCATAGCCTTGCTCAAATTGGTGTCAGGTTTGTACCAATTCCAGTTGAAACAGATGAAGAATTTCACAGGTTAGCGGTATCGGCAGCACAAAAGCTGGAAATCATGGCAGCGAAAGTAGAGAAAGCTGAAGGAGCGACAAAATGAGCAAGCCAACCGACGAAGAAATAGTTCGGGTGTTGGAAGAACACGGGCGCTGTATGACTTACGTCGTGACCAACTGGCTTAGGGATAAATATCGCACACTCAAAACGGCATACGTTTTGCGTCGTCTAAAGAAACTGGAGTTCGACGGGAAAGTAAAGCGCGTTAACAGTTCTTATATAAGACAAATTTGCTGGGAGGCGACCAGTGAATAACCGCTTTTACATGATGTGCTTGCGTGAAACTGTGGGTAATAACGCCTCATTCCATTGCCATAACGGCAATGGTTACAGTTCTGATATCGATCGCGCTCATGTTTACACGCTGGAAGAAGCCCAAAAAGCCTGGAATTGTGGTCGAGATATCGATCAGCCTGTTTGCGCTGATAGCGTGGATGCAATGGCTGTGTGGCACGTTGATTGCCAGTACATCCCTACAGAAAGCCTGATTGAGTCAGATTGCACTGCGTATGTGGCCTACAAAAAAGGTAGCTGGAACGGCAACGATGTTTACTGGCTTCAACACGGTGGATTGCCAACCGATGACTTCAGTAAAGCGACCATCTTTTGCGTCGCCAACAAAAACGAACCAGGAATAGTTTGGTTGCCATTTTCCATTGCTGATGCAGTAAAGCGCCGGACGTTCAATATCAATAACTTTAACCGCAGAACAATGGTTCAGGGCGCAGGTTTGGTCATGCCTGACTGGTTGAAAGAGCAGAACAGAAGAAAGAAGTCGCGAAGCGGGAAGGTGCGTTGGAATTGTCCGCATTGCGGAAAAATCACCTGGCAGTACAGCCCATATGATTTTGAAGGCTGTCGTGATTACAACTGTGAAGGATGGCGAGAATGACAATTGACTATCAAGAACTGCGCGAGGCAGCGGAACAGGCAACGCAAGATGAATGGGTAGCATATATTTTGCCGGGTCATAACGGCATTTATCCTGCGCGCACGTCTGAGGGTAGGCATTGTGCGGATACTTTATTGACTGGCCTGGCGTCTGTCAGGGGCGGGAGAGCATCAACATGAGCATCAGAACCTACGCAGTGAATTGCAATGACGCATGGCTAAACACCGAAGGTGATGACATCTCCGGCTCATACGTTAAGTACAAAGACCATCAGGAAGTGGTTGCCGCTCTTGAGGCCAAGTGCGCGGCGCTGGCAGTGGAGAATGAGCTGGCTCGTAAGGCAGTTCAGGCATTCTGCGATGTTGTTGGCGACAACACTGAGGTTATCGCTGAGGTGGTTGGGCGAGATGGCGTTCTGGTTATTTTGAAGGCCATGAAGGCAACAGGAAATATGTCAGCCACCGACGCTTTCCTGTCTGAAGTACGGGCGCAGGGTGTGGAGATGTTTGCACAGTGGTGTAGAGGTGAGCGCGATTTTACTCTCATTGATGAGGATGTTGCTGATGCAGCGGCTTATGAAGAATGCGTAAAAAGAGCTGAATATTTCGCCGCCCAGCTTCGCAAAGGAGGCAAACAGTGAGCAAGATTGACTATCAGGCACTGCGTGAGGCGGCAGAGAAGGCTACGAAAGGTAAGTGGGCTGTTGAATTCGACGATGAGATTTACTCCACTGACGGCATAAACCATGAGCAAATAGCTATGGTGTTCAGTGAAAACGAATCTCGTGATGCTGAATTCATCGCCGCAGCCAATCCGGCTACCGTCTTGGCGCTTCTGGATGAACGGGAAAGAAACCAGCAATACATAAAACGCCGCGATCAGGAGAACGAGGATATTGCGCTAACGGTAGGGAAGCTGAGAGTTGAGCTTGAGGAAGTAAAACAACACGCTGAAGAATTATCCGAAACCAAGGCTGTTCGTAACCAATGGCGGCCAGATATTTGCCCAATAACCGGACGTGCATTTTTCATGTGGATTGAGCATCCAACATTGGGAAATGTGCCGACATATGGTGGCCCATTAGATAGTTACACCATTCCAACAAAGGACGGTGACGGTGAGTTTTCATGTGAGCGTTACGATCATGATTTTGGCGGTTGGGTAGAAAGCGAATGTCTTGGGTTATATCTGATTGATGATAGAGAACAATGCAGGGTCTACGAACTGGAGGAACGCGTTAAGGAACTGGATGCTCGGGAAATATCGCTCCCGGAACGTAGCAGCATGCTTCATCGAACAGATTTTCACGATGATTACCAAACGGTAATGGCATACAAAGTTTCTGAAGTCATCGCTGCAATCCGCGCCGCAGGCATTCGCATCAAAGGAGGTGAGTAATGCGTGTGGCATGTATCGGCTTGTTACCGTACCCGACTCGTTTTTGGGCTTCTGCGCTAATTGCAAAGCCGTATGTCCTGATGGCTGACAACATCATCCCGGCACCAAAGCGCCGCCATACCGGTATTGCAGCGGCACGACGAGCAGCAAAGAGACGCAGGAGAGCAAAGCGATGAAAAACCGTAAGGCAAAACGACTTTTTTTACAGCGACCTGTGCGTGTGGTGGAGCTGGTTATTAGCAACCATAAGATAGCGGTACTCCATCCATTTGGTCAGGTGGCTTTTGCCGCAAAGCGTAAGCCTACTGCGTCACAGAACAGGCGGAAGAAAGGGAACGCTGTAAGATGAAAAACCGTAAAGCAAAGATTCTGTTAGTTCGTAGAAACGCTCCTGGCGTCTGGCAGTGGGTGAGACTCAGCAACCGACGGATGGGGTTGATGAAATATTACGGGATGATGGATTGTGGTTTTTGCAAAAAGCCCAGCGCGGCGCAAAACCGCTGGAAAAACCACTTGCGCACTAAAGGAGAGTGATATGGCGTTAACACACCGCGAACTCTGTCAGATTGCGTATAAGTTCCTTAAGCGCAACGGGTTCAAGGTTTGTTTTCATGACCGCTTTATAGCTGTAACCAGTACCGGAGAACAGCCAGATGCTATGGGATTCAGAAATTCAGCATCATGCCTGATAGAGGCGAAGTGTTCTCGTGCTGACTTGTTGGCAGATAGAAAAAAGCGTTTTCGTAAAAATCCATCTCTTGGAATGGGCGACTGGCGATTCTTTATTAGTGAGCCGGGAATTATTTCAGTTGAGGATTTACCACCTGGCTGGGGATTACTTCACGTTGTTAACGGAAGAGTACGGAAAGTACATGGGTGGCCCAAGGGTAATTGCTGTTGGGGTAATCCTGACGATAAGCCATTTACTGGAAATAAGCAGGTTGAATGCGATTACATGTTATCTGCATTAAGGCGCATGGAGTTGAGAGGGCACCTTAATGAAATATATGACGGTGTAATTGTTAATAAGAAAGAAGGAAACGCGGCATGATCACTATTACCAATAAGAAACAGTATCCCAGCGAGCAATATCTTAATGAGCTGATCACCAACATAGAGTTTGCTGCAAGGGCACCAGTTGAAGTCGTGAGAGCAATGGCAGCAGAGCTACAGAAGCGGCGCGAAGCTGATAGCGCAGAACCAGTTGCTTATATTTTCAAACATCCGGCCGGGAAATTATTCTGGGCTTTAACGGATGAAAGTAATAAAGAGCAAGCGGACGTTATTCCTGTTTATGCCGCCCCTCCAGTGCCAGTAGTACCTGAAGAAAAACCAATGCCTAACCCTCTTAAAATGTACGCGGTCGATGCTGTTGCCGCTATTGCAGAGGTGAGAGGCTGGAATGCCTGCCGCGCCGCCATGCTTCAGGGTAAAGGAGAGTGATATGGCTATTGCCGCAAGTTACACCATGCATCTCTATTGTGACTGCCGCCAGTGTACGGAAGGTGTATATCCAGTGCCAGACTTCGGTGAGTATATCGGTACGTCATGGGCTGGCTGTGCAAAAGAGGCGCGTAAGGATGGCTGGCGAATAAGCAAAGACAAAACACGTGCTTTTGCGCCCGGGCATAAAGTTTTGAGGATTAACAAATGACCACTATTACCAAAGAGCGACTGCTGACAATCAAGCAGTGGCGCGAAACATACGGACCTGGTAGCAACGTTGTACTGCCAGCAGAAGAAGCGGAAGAACTGGCACGAATTGCTCTGGCATCGCTGGAAGCAAAACCAATAGGTGCTTTCCACATTGCAGAACAGCAAGTTGACGGCACAAGTGACTATCTCAAGGATGGAGAATGGCCTATTGATAATGGGATTATTGAAGTCTACACCGCCCCGCCAGTACAGGTAGTACCTGCTGCATTACCTGAGAACGACGATGAGGACGGGCATGACATTGATTATCTTGAGCCATCTGAAGTTTACGCGCTTGGGCGAACAGCTGGCTGGAACGCCTGCCGCGCCGCCATGCTAAACAAGGAGGAGAACAATGGATAATCGATATGAAATAGCAGAACAAAATGGCATGAGCCTAGAGTTCGCTGACTGGTTCTTTGATAACAAAAAAGATGGCTGTGGAAACGCTTGGTTCGTGATAATGGCTGCCATGTGGGAAGGCTGGAAAGGCCGGGCAGAACCGCCAGTTCCGGAAATACAGGCTGATGTCGCGCAAGCAATTGAAAATCTCAAGCAGAAGTTAGTGGAATGCAATCGCTATAACTACTGCGCAGATGCAGTTAAGGGCGTTGAGTATGCCTGCCACGCTGCCATGCTTCAGGGTAGCCAACCTGTAAGCCAAACTTACAAGTTTCCAGTTAATACACCTTGCCAGGATGCGCCAGCCCATATCTGGCTGCAAACAGCTGGAGTATGGCCAGAAGATGGCGAGTTAAGCGAATTAACGTGGTGCAGCCACAATCAGCACCATGATGACACGCTATATGTTCGAGCTGACTTGGTAAATGGCAATTCTCCGGTAACTCCGGATGGTTGGATAAGCTGTAGTGAGCGAATGCCCGCTCAAGATGATTGGATTTTAATTTATTCAAAGCACGGCGAGTATATGGCAGGACAGGTACAAGGGGAATACGTGGAGTTGAGCGACGGCACTTTATCGTGGTTAGGGAACGTCTTGTTCTGGATGCCGCTACCGGAACCGCCGCAGGAGGCGAAATGATGGATGTAAAAGAGAAGATTTTGCAGGTGATGCGTTCTCGGGCTGCCCTGCAAGAGAAAGCTCTCGGCGGGGAATATCCATTCACGATAGCAACCTGGAATCTGCGGTTGGCAATAGAGAAGGAATTTCCTGATGAAGAATGGCGCTCGGCAGATTTGCGCAAAATTCTTATGGAGCTGGCTAAAGACGGAACAGTATCCAAAGATACCCATGCCAGCCGGATTGGTCAGGCGGTATGGAGACTGGAGGTGAGGTAATGGCTAACCTGCAACTTGCCGTTAAAGGTGAATACTTCGATGCCATGATTCGCGGGGAGAAAACGGAAGAGTATCGCCTGTGTAATGACTACTGGAATAAGCGCCTCGTTAACCGTAAGTATTACCGCCTGATTATCACAAAGGGATATCCGAAGCGCAAAGACTTCAGTCGCAGAATTGACGTCCCGTATAACGGATATGAAATAAAAACAATCACACATCCACACTTCGGTGATAAACCGGTAAAGGTGTTCGCGATAAAAGTGAAGATTAATAGCTAAATTTCAATTAACACGGAGTAATTATGTGGCGCGGTAATAATCATGGCGGAAGTCAGATGATACTTACCGAATATACGTTCGACCACAAAACCAATAAATCACGTTCAGTATATTTGCTTCGGCACAATAGCCGTGTAAGAAATACCGTTCTGGAGCAAAATCTGACCGTTGAAATGGATAATTTGGGAAACTTCAAGCCAACAATATCGCTTGATGATTTTCCGTGTGGTTTAAGCGAAAGAGAAGCAATGCTGAAATTAGCAGAATGGCTACAAAGATTAAGCATTGCTATTGAAGATAACTGGTCTGAACCTTAAATTAATATGATGACACTAAAACATTTTCTTGACCGCCCATTATGGGCGGCAGCCGCAGGCTATGACTTTAATTATATGGATTGCATGTCTTATACTGCCAATGCATACGACCATTCGTTCAGCCTGCTGTTTAATTCTTTAAGAATATTGCCGGAAACAGAAGTTGGAGAGCTTCATTTATGGATATTGGGCTTTATCGCGGCTGGAGTTGGTATTGCCGTATGGCCTTTTATTTTCTGGCTGGTGGCTGTTGTAGTGTGGTTTAAGTGCAAGACGTACCGGAAAAAGTATTTCTTAGGTGATGGAATGACTGATATTGCCAAAATGAACATTGAAAAATGGACTAAGGAATGTGAAAAGAAATGGCGCAAAAAGAAATGACTACTCTAACGACAGCATACTTACAGCAATTGGTATTTTTTGCAGGCGAGGCTACTTGTCATCCTGACGCAAACTATTTATTGGAATTTGAGAGGTTAGCGTCACCCGGTATCGTTCTGGAACTGGCCCAACAGGTGCTGGCCTTGAGACAAAAAGAGCAACATGAAAGTAATACGTGTAGATTGAATTTTGAGCAGTGGCTGGAACAGCAACGCGGAAAAATCGATGTGGACTGTGGTTGTGTGTCCACTGAAACATTCATGCACTGGCTGCGGGTAGCTTACGAGGCTGGCAACTATCCGGATATTCCGGATAGTTCGGTGCCAGCGCCAGGAAAGGGCGTCACCGGTGAACGTATCCGCATTAAGCCGCATGTTTATCGCGAACTGGTTAACCGTCTCCACGATACAGCGATCAAGTGTGCTGGCACCCAGCAATTACGAGAAAGAATTAGCCGTGTTTTGGGCGACGTTATTACGCCAGATCATCATAAACAAGCCGAGAAAAGTGGCCTGGAAAGATGTCACCTTGAGGCGGCATTAAACATTAAGCCGGGGCATACGCTTGGCATTATTGATGCACTATTGGTTCATAAGATGGCCAGGGCTTTATTGCCGCTGGTGGCTGAAAAGCATGAGGTGGACCATGCCAACGAAAGCTGAATTACAGGTGCGCGTAGATGAGCTTGAAAAAGAGAACGCGAGCCTCAAAAAAATGCTGTCGCGGGCGGAAAGGGAATTATCAGGCAAATTATTGCCAGAAGAACTGCCACCAGCAGATATACCTGATCGAGTGTCCTGTGGATGAAGTATTTCCGTGCACCGTGGGAGGCGTTTTGGTGCTACGACCATCGCAGATGGTGTGATGAACTTGATAGCAGTTTTCCCTACTTTGCGGAAGGGAACACCTGCCCTCAATGCAGGGGATAGCATTTGACGAAATCGATCACCCTATCCTGAACTTCAGAAAGAAGGTCTTTTTCACGCGCCAGGACGTCAGGATATTGACGTTCTGGCCTTACCAGATGCCGGAGCTTCCCATTAAGCAGAATGGCCTCAGAAAACACTTTTACGCTGTGCTTTATCCCCTCTGTTTCACTTTTCAGCGTCAAAATAAAGCGCAATTGCTTATTAGCCTGATTCAGATTCAATACACGAATTTGCAGTTCGTCTATGCTGTTTCGCAATGTGATTGATGCCACCACACTGGTGCAGTCTCTGATTGTCTGAATTGAACGGCTAACATTGAGAACGTTATTGTGCATGTGCCTGATCCACTAACTCCTGGAGGTTTCTTGTGTCAGATCGAAATATAGCAGCTAAAAGCCAGGAAGAGCGAGACAAGGTGAACGTAGACCTTGCCGCCAGCGGCGTTGCTTACAAAGAACGGCTGAATATACCTGTGATTGCAGAGCAGGTGGCCCGTGAGCAACCGGAAAACCTGCGCGCCTATTTCATGGAACGGCTACGGCACTACCGGCAGTTAAGCCTCCAGTTGCCAAAAGGGAGCGATCCGGTGTATCAGAACGAGGATGCACCAAAAAAATAACGGCAAGATGGGGGAGACATTAAACATGCTTAACTATCACGACAACACGCGTTCTATGCAGACAATCCGCACCAATACAGCGGTGGTCGATAGCTTTCCTGTACATACTCAAGGCCGTGAAGATACCGTGGAAGTGCGACGCATGTTGTGTCGCCGGTCACCAGGCCACCAGCACTTCATCGTAACGTTTAAAAGCGATGTAGAGCGCGCCGAGAAAATCTCTAACTCCACATCTCTGGTTAAGCCGTTGGCGGAGGTTATTGTGCGCAACAATAAGGCGCGCTTTGTCCTTGAGGAGCATCATTCTGATTTTAATGAAAAAATTGAGTCAAGCATTTTGCAATATATGAATGGCAAGTTCACGCCACCAATGTGATTAGCCCCCAGCGTGGCGCGCCTACAAACCCCGCTTTCACAAACTATGCCTTTTCAATGTATACTGTATGGATAAACAGTATCATTGAGGTAAAACGCTATGGGCTTCCCTTCTCCTGCGGCGGATTATGCAGAGAGCCGTATTTCTCTTGATCAGCAACTAATCAGACATCCTTCAGCGACCTACTTCATGCGGGCGGCAGACAGCCATCACCGTGAGGGAATATTGCAAGGTGCTTTGCTGGTGGTTGATTCCTCACTTACTCCGGTTGATGGCTCACTGCTTATATGCGCTATGGAGGGGGAATATCGCGTAAAAAGATACCGGAAGTATCCGCGCCAGCACCTGGAGGATTTAAGCACCGGGAAGAAAGAGGCGTTACCAGTAGATGACAATGGTTACACGGGTAGTAATGCTGTTTTTGGTGTGATCACTCATGTCATCAATGATGCCCGGAGTGGGGAGTTTGATGATTGTCCGGTCATTTAAGCTGCAAAGTGCTGGTGCTTTATGCCTGTGAGGTTTATAATTGCGTACACATAACGAGTACACGAGGTGTTTATGCAATCCATTAACTTCCGTACCGCGCGCGGCAAACTTTCTGAAGTGCTCAACAATGTTGAGGCCGGGGAAGAGGTTGAAATCACCCGCAGAGGCCGTGAGCCAGCAGTAATTGTCAGCAAGGCTACTTTCGAAGCCTACAAAAAAGCGGCGCTGGATGCTGAATTTGCATCCCTGTTTGACACCCTGGACTCCACCAACAAGGAACTGGTTAACCGATAATGAGGCATATATCACCGGAAGAACTTATTGCGCTTCATGATGCGAATATAAACCGCTACGGCGGCCTGCCGGGAATGTCAGATCCGGGTAGGGCAGAGGCCATTATCGGGAGAGTTCAGGCCAGAGTTGCCTACGAAGAGATCACCGACCTTTTCGAAGTCTCCGCCACCTACCTGGTGGCTACAGCGAGAGGGCATATATTCAATGATGCCAATAAGCGTACCGCGCTAAACAGTGCGCTGTTATTTCTACGCCGTAACGGGGTGCAGGTATTTGATTCACCTGAGCTGGCAGACCTTACTGTAGGCGCTGCGACTGGCGAGATATCTGTATCTTCTGTCGCCGACACGTTACGTAGATTGTATGGTTCTGCGGAGTAGATTAATGGCACGTAAATACAACAAGTTGTCCCGTGAAGCGTTAAAGATGCTTCTTGATGGCGTGAGTCGCCGCGAGGTAAAGCAATACCTGGTTGGTAAGCAAGTTGGTGTCAGGACCGCTATTGCTGTGTTATGCCGTCAGGAAATGGTTGTGCTTAAACAGAGAATGCCGGGCAGCAGATAAAGCCCAATCAGTGATGAAAGGTGTGATGTGAAAGCCGTAATTACTCCCTTTGTACAAAAAGAGCTTGGCGTCGCCACATTCAAAGTGGATCAGGAAGTCAGAAAGCTGGTGGAGGCTGGCCGTAAATTTATTATGGAGCCGGTGCCGCGTGAGTTAATCGAGCACATGGACGACGGCCTCGTTGTTTCCGAGCAAACTATGGCAACAAATGAGGCGTTGCAGCCGTTTTTTAACAGCGATGAACTGTTTCGCCGTATTGGTGGAATTGACGCGCTGGTGGCGTGGTTGCGCAGGAAAGAGGGGCAATGCCAGGCCGCAGATCGTAGCTGGTGTGACAACCATATTGTCCACGCTGAACGAGATAATAGCGCGGTGTTGTTGTGCTGGCATCACGATAACCATTACCGGATGCGTGGTTTTAATGAGCTGAAAGAAACGCTGCATAATAATCGCGTTAACTGGATACTGGATGTCGCCCGTCAGGAAATGGGGCTTTCAGATGGCCATGATTTAAGTATTCAGGAACTGTGCTGGTGGGCTTTCATGCGCAACATGATGCACCTGATGCCGGAAGAAGTTTGCCGTATATCAATAAATAAGATGAAAGCCGCAACGCAGGATAGCGGACCTCTGAAAGAGGCGGATATTCGCCCGTATGACGATCGCGCTACAGCATATGTTCAGATGATGGAAGAACGCGCCGCGCCGATGCGTGCAAAAGTATGCCCTGTGGATGTTGACTCCGACCCTGGCATGGCGCATTTCAAAATCCCAAAACTGCAATCGCTAAAATTACCTGAGTACATGGACTTTGTTGCTTCCCGTCCATGCTGTGGGTGTGGAGCGGCGGGAGCTGGCGCTCACATTACGCCTTATATCGTTCGTCATAGTCGATTATGCGCGCATGACATTTACGCAATTCCTCTGTGCCAGTCATGCCAGCGTGATATTGAGCGTGACCGCGATAATTGGGAGAAGACGCACGGTAGGCTGGCGATGCATCAACGATTGTTCTTTGATTACGCGCTTGGAGTCGGCGCTATCACAAGTCACTCGTCGAGCGTTAGATAAAATTGCTCTAATGTATTGCTATTTCTTTAATCGAGGGTATTATATTCCACGTTGATTAGTTGACATGGGCTAATCAGTAGGTGACAGGATGTTACTTAACTGGCAGGGACGCCACTTCATGGAAATAAATCACTCACGAATAACATCGTACGAGATTGCGGATTACATGATCCGCACTAAATCTCTTCTATCAGCGAAAGAACTCGCAGCAATTCTTGAAAAGGAATACCCGCATCTGGATGTCGATAAGCGCGATGTTTATCTGCGCTTAAAGGCTATCGCTGTGTCTAAGTATTCGTCTGTTTTGATTGATGACAGTACACGCCCACGTAGATTTCAGATCCACTCTCTGAATCCTGAATTCTTTCGCCGCAGCCGCGCGCCGCGCCGGTTTGATGAAAAACTCCAGAACGAACTCTATATGACGCAGGACGAAAAGGAACGCCGGGAACACCAGCCTTGGGTAATGGCGCGTCAACTTTTCAATAAGGTAGCCCGTCAGCACCGTCATTACGGTAATGCCACATCCGCACGTATCTGATTGATTACTTGCCCGTTCCGGGCCTTTTGACATGTGACTTTCGTTACCCTCGCGTCAAAAAGAGTTTTTACGAAAGGAAGCATAAGTGACCTGGGACGATCACAAGAAGAATTTTGCTCGCCTGGCGCGAGATGGTGGTTACACCATCGCACAGTATGCCGCCGAGTTTAATCTTAACCCTAATACCGCACGTCGTTATCTCCGTGCCTTCAAAGAAGACACCAGGACAGCGGACAGCCGCAAGCCAAATAAGCCAGTCAGGAAGCCTCTAAAAAGCATGATCATTGATCACTCTAATGATCAACATGCAGGTGATCACATTGCGGCTGAAACAGCGGAAAAACAAAGAGTTAATGCCGTTGTCAGTGCCGCAGTCGAGAATGCGAAGCGCCAAAATAAGCGCATAAATGATCGTTCAGATGATCATGACGTGATCACCCGCGCCCACCGTACCTTACGTGATCGCCTGGAACGCGACACCCTGGATGATGATGGTGAACGCTTTGAATTCGAAGCTGGCGATTACCTGATAGATAACGTTGAAGCGCGGAAGGCCGCGCGCGCTATGTTGCGTCGGTCCGGGGCCGATGTTCTGGAAACCACTCTTCTGGAAAAGTCTCTTTCTCATCTCCTTATGCTGGAGAACGCCAGGGATACGTGTATTCGCCTGGTGCAGGAAATGCGCGATCAGCAAAAAGACGATGATGAAGGTACTCCGCCTGAATACCGTATCGCGAGCATGCTAAACAGCTGTTCCGCGCAGATAAGCAGCCTGATCAACACCATTTACAGCATCCGGAATAACTATCGAAAAGAAAGCCGGGAGGCGGAAAAGCACGCTTTATCTATGGGGCAAGCTGGCATTGTTAAGCTGGCATACGAACGAAAGCGTGAAAATAACTGGTCAGTGCTGGAAGCGGCTGAATTCATCGAGGCGCATGGAGGAAAAGTGCCTCCCCTGATGCTGGAGCAAATCAAAGCCGATCTGCGTGCTCCTAAGACCAATACCGATGATGAGGAAAACCAAACAGCATCTGGCGCTCCATCACTTGAAGATCTGGATAAAATCGCGCGAGAACGGGCCGCCAGCCGCCGCGCTGATGCCGCATTGTGGATTGAGCATCGTAGAGAAGAAATTGCCGATATCGTCGATACAGGTGGTTATGGTGATGTCGATGCGGAAGGCATATCAAACGAAGCATGGCTTGAACAGGATCTGGACGAAGACGAGGAGGAAGACGAAGAAGTTACCCGCAAACTGTACGGGGATGATGATTAATGGCCAGAAGTTGCGTAACGGACCCACGTTGGCGCGAGCTGGTGGCGCTATATCGTTATGACTGGATTGCGGCCGCTGATGTGTTGTTTGGGAAGACACCAACCTGGCAGCAGGATGAGATCATTGAGTCCACGCAGCAGGACGGCAGTTGGACAAGTGTGACATCCGGCCATGGTACTGGTAAATCGGATATGACGAGTATCATTGCAATACTCTTCATCATGTTTTTCCCCGGCGCTCGCGTCATTCTGGTCGCTAACAAAAGACAGCAAGTCCTTGATGGTATTTTCAAATACATAAAGAGCAATTGGGCCACTGCTGTTAGCAGATTCCCGTGGTTGTCGAAGTATTTCATTCTTACAGAAACGTCTTTTTTTGAGGTGACTGGCAAGGGTGTTTGGACAATATTGATAAAGTCCTGTCGCCCCGGAAATGAGGAGGCGTTGGCTGGTGAACACGCCGATCATCTCTTGTATATCATCGACGAAGCGTCGGGTGTGAGTGATAAAGCATTCAGTGTGATAACAGGTGCGCTGACCGGTAAGGATAACCGTATTCTGCTTCTTTCCCAGCCTACGCGACCTTCAGGCTATTTCTACGATTCACACCACAGACTAGCTATTCGCCCGGGAAATCCTGATGGATTGTTTACTGCGATAATACTGAATAGTGAAGAATCTCCGCTTGTAGATGCAAAATTTATACGAGCAAAACTTGCGGAGTATGGCGGTCGTGATAACCCCATGTACATGATCAAAGTACGTGGTGAATTTCCCAAATCTCAAGATGGCTTTCTTCTTGGTCGTGATGAGGTTGAGCGGGCGACGCGGCGAAAGGTCAAGATTGCCAAAGGATGGGGCTGGGTTGCATGTGTTGACGTTGCTGGTGGCACAGGACGAGATAAGTCCGTTATTAATATCATGATGGTGTCCGGCCAGCGAAATAAACGCCGTGTAATCAACTATCGTATGCTGGAATACACAGACGTTACAGAAACGCAGTTAGCCGCCAAGATTTTCGCAGAATGTAACCCAGAACGGTTCCCGAACATAACCATAGCTATTGATGGCGATGGCTTGGGGAAATCGACGGCTGATCTAATGTACGAACGCTATGGCATTACCGTCCAGCGTATCCGCTGGGGTAAAAAGATGCACAGCCGTGAAGATAAAAGCCTTTATTTCGATATGCGCGCTTTCGCGAATATTCAGGCGGCAGAAGCTGTAAAATCAGGGCGTATGAGGCTTGATAAGGGGGCTGCGACTATAGAGGAAGCATCAAAGATACCGGTAGGGATAAATTCCGCAGGTCAATGGAAGGTGATGTCAAAGGAAGATATGAAGAAAAAACTCAACCTGCACTCACCGGACCATTGGGATACATATTGTTTCGCTATGTTGGCGAACTATGTTCCCCAGGATGAAGTGCTTAGCGTCGAAGACGAAGCGCAGGTTGATGAAGCTCTGGCATGGCTTAATGAATAACTCATTAACCATGCCGGATGGAAACTATTGCGCGCTTTCGGGGTTGTCGTTTACTGGCTGCCCCTTCTTAGTTTTGCGGCTGCGCGTAACTGATGCGGCTGATTTGACCTTTTTCTCTTCGCGAGTGATGGCAATTTGTTTTTTTACATTTTCAATATCTGCCAGGCGATATATTTTTGCCTGCGGCCAGCGGTCGCAGATGATCGGTTCTATAGAGTCATAAAGGCTAAATTTTGCTTTCTCAAATTCACCGTTGATGATGATTCCATCTCGGAGAGTTTCATCGCAGATAAACACGCCACATAGCGGCACATGGTAACTAACTGATTTGCCATCATTGTAGTTAGGGCTACTGGAAATGTAATGGACGCGCAGCATTGTTTCGCTAAAGCCGTGTACGCGCATACGGAATTTTTCATCCTCCGGGTACTGCTTCATTAGCTCTTTTGTTGCTTCCAGGTTCTCTATGTATTTCGCACTGTGCTCATTGATCCCCGCGCTTTTTTGGATGCGAATGTCCTTATCAATCAGATGAATAATGCGGCCAGCGGTCATGTTGACGCTGTTCACAGCTTCTGTCTGATAAGTTGTAACCTTACGCACACCGCGAAGGATGTTAGGCACTGGATATAAAATAGTCTTTGGGATATTGAGGTCTGGGTACTGTTCCAGTTCTCGCGCCATTAAAGTCCATTTATCAATTTCAGCCTGAATGCTGTCCGTTTCTTTGAACGGCAGAACGACAACCGGGCGTACAGGACGACCGTCGCTGGCGGCATCAACGTGTTGGGCGCGTGCAACAGCTTTTTTTAGAAAGAGATCCCTGAAGCTGACGAACTCCTGGTACAGTTGTTCGCCGTAGACATAATTTATCATTGATCCTCCTCCAGAATTGACATGGCCAACAACTCACAGCGGATTACACTGGGAGTTGTTGGCCACCATTATAGAAGGATCCAACGAAAATAATAGATTTATTAGTGCATTTATTGTGAGTCTGGCTGGTTAGTGGCCATGAGATATTCGATTGTGTCAGTGAGATCATCCAGGTCGTCTTGGGTGATGCGGTACTCCTGATTGGATATCTTTGAGTAGTGTTCAGCAATGGCGCGGGCAGCGTCGGTTTCGGCAGGGTCTACAGATAAAGCGTTAGAGCAATGTCTAACGTCGTCGATGGTTGGTGGAATGAAAGCCATAATTATGCCTCACTGTATTGACAACACAGAGCCTGAAGCTCTGACCTACTGTTTCACCCATGATCCATGCTGGGGTAATCTAACAACATTGCGCTGTGTGTAAGATGAGCAATGCATAGCTGTAATGCCGTTGTATAAGGTTTCCCTGTTTGCTCATTTCCTTCTGAGCCGCTCTACAACGCTGAAGACACATTAAATAGTGAATCCAAAGTCGTATTACGAAACGGCGGCAAAACTATAATTTATTAGAGCAATTGTCAAACAACAATGAAAAACAATCCAGTTTTTGGCTGGTGGAGTGGGATTTTTCTCTCAAAATTTATTGCTCTAATAATTCTTGATTTTTATGCGCAGCTGGACGTAAACTCCTCTTCGGACC